TCTTTGATGTGCTGATAGAAAAATTCGAGGAAGACATTGCTTCCTCTGCGGACTTCTTGATAAACGGTGGAGCTAAAGACTACGCCGAATATCGTGAGGTAGCGGGTCGTGTCCGGGGTCTACGACTGGCTGTCCAATCAACTAAAGACCTTTCGCGTTCTCAAATGGATGAAGAAGATGACTGAACAAATCGCTATAACCGACGACGAATTGGAACAACAACTACCAAAACCAGTTGGTTACAAGTTGCTGATCGCGCTACCGCAGGTGGAAGAAACCTTCAGTGAAGTGGGAATTATCAAGGCAGACAAGACTGTATTTGAGGAAAAGCTGATGACGGTTGTCGGTTTGGTCTTGGATATGGGCGCACAAGCCTATGCTGATGCAGAGCGTTATCCAACAGGCCCGTGGTGTAAAGCAGGGGATTACGTGCTGTTTCGGGCAAATTCTGGAACGCGCTTCAAGGTAGATGGGGTGGAATACCGCCTGATGAATGATGACAGCATTGATGCCATCGTAGCCGACCCGCGTGGCGTAACCCGCGCATAAGGAGTTTTATATGGCTTTTGAAAAAGTAGAGTTTGAGTTTCCAGACCCCGAAAAACCAGAGAATCAACCGGCTGTGGAGGGCGAAGATAGTATTCAAATCGTCGTTGAAGGCTTGGCTTCCACACAAACGGAAGAACCCGCCAAAGAACCTAAAGTCGAAATTGAGGTGATTGATGACACCCCCAAGGAAGATCAAGGCAAAAAGCAGTCTAAACAACCCGATGAAATCACCGACGAAGAGCTTGAGAGTTACTCGGAGAAAACCCGCAAACGCCTTAAACACTTCAGCAAAGGATTCCACGACCAGCGTCGCCTTGCAGAGTCAGCCCAGAGGGAGAAAGAAGAAGCCCTACGGATTGCTCAACAGCTTGTCGAAGAGAATAAACAGCTTAAAGGCGCTGTTAACGAGAATCAAAAAGTTCTTCTTGAGCAAGCTAAAAAGGAAGTAACGGGCGAAATTAATGTAGCTAAATATCGCTATAAACAAGCTTATGAAGCGGGTGATCCAGACGCTATTATTAAGGCGCAGGAAGAATTCACTTCCGCCAAGATCAAAGCGGACAAGATAAATAATTTTACTTTACCCTCTTTACAAGAACCTGAGAGTAATGTAGAAGCTCGTTTAAACGCCCCACAAGCGGTCGTAGATTCAAAGGCTTTGGATTGGCAACAAAACAATCCGTGGTTTGGGCCTGATGATGAGATGACAAGTTTTGCCTTGGGGTTGCACCAGAAACTGGTGAAACAGGGCGTCAGCCCTCAATCTGACGAATACTACGAGAAGATCAACTCTCGTATGCACCAAGTCTTCCCCGATAATTTTGAGGGAGCAGATGAACCAGCGGAACCGCGTCGTAGAAATAACGTAGTGGCACCTGTAACCCGCAGCGTTGCGCCCAGAAAAATCACGCTGACGAAGACACAAGTTGCCCTAGCTAAACGGTTGGGACTTCCGTTGGAACTTTACGCCAAACAGGTTGCTGAAGATATGAGGAAACAAAATGGCTGAGAACAGAGTTGCTCGTGAATTAGAGACCCGTGAAAAGACAGAGCGGAAACGTAGTTGGATTAAGCCAGATGTATTGCCTAGTCCCAACCCCGAGGCCGGATATGACTTTCGCTGGGTGCGCCTAAGTACCCGTGGTGAAGCTGACCCCATGAATGTTTCCCTTAAGCTTCGTGAAGGTTGGGAGCCTGTTAAAGCTGTAGATCACCCCGAGATTTTCCTGTCGGCTGTTGAGAACGAACGGTTTAAGGACAACGTCGTGATAGGTGGCCTCATGCTTTGCAAGATGCCAACGGAAATAACGGATGATCGGAGAGCGTATTTCAAAGATCAAACGGATAAACAAATGCAGTCTGTGGATAACAACCTTATGCGGGAAAACGATCCACGGATGCCACTTTTCAAAGACCACCGGACTAAAGTTACTTTTGGCACCGGAGCTTAATCTTAGGAGTTTTAAATGGCTTATCCTACTGTTTCAGCACCGTACGGGCTAATCCCCGTCAATCTGCTGGGCGGACAAGTCTTTGCTGGCTCAACCCGGCAAATTCCGATCCAAACGGCGCACGGCACCAGCATTTACTTTGGTGACGTTGTTCTGATGTCTTCCAACGGCTGTATCACTACGGCTGTGCTGACCGCTACTACCGTTAACGTCGTTGGTATCTTTATGGGTTGCAGCTACATCAACTCATTGGGTCAGCGCGTTTATGGGCAATATTACCCCGCCCTGACGACCGGTACCCCGGACACCGCGTCGGCTATCACCGCGTATGTTGCGGATGATCCCGATCTGGTGATGAAGACCGCGATTGTTTCCGGCACTACCACTGTTGCTCAAGCTACTCGTGCAAATCTGGTTGGCGGGAATACTTCGCTGGTTGTTAACGCTGGTAGCACCACCACCGGCAACAGCGCACATTGTGTCCTTAACAGCACCGCAACCACGGCAGCAATCCCGTGTAAGGTTGTGGACGTTGTGCCTGATACCGCCCCAGCGACCGGTTCCTTTGTCGAAGTTCTGGTGTCGTGGAACCAAGGCATTCATCAATATCGCCTTGCAACCGGCGTCTAGGAGAATAAATAATGGCTATTTCACGCGCACAACTACTCAAAGAACTCCTTCCCGGCCTGAACGCCTTGTTTGGTCTTGAGTATAAAAAGTATGGCGAAGAACACAAAGAGATTTTTGAAACTGAAACCTCTGAGCGTTCGTTTGAAGAAGAGACGAAACTGTCTGGTTTCTCCGCTGCTCCGGTCAAAGGCGAAGGTTCTGCCATCGCTTACGACAATGCACAAGAAGCTTGGACGGCTCGTTACCAGCACGAAACCATTGCTATGGGCTTTTCGCTGACTGAAGAGGCTATCGAAGACAACTTGTATGACAGTCTTTCGAGCCGCTACACGAAGGCACTTGCTCGTGCTATGGCGTATACCAAGCAGGTTAAAGCTGCTGCAATCTTGAACAACGCATTTACCGGTGGCCCGACCTACGGTGACGGTGTGGTTCTGTGCAGCACCTCTCACCCGCTGGTTTCTGGTGGCGTTAACTCCAACACTCCTTCGACCCAAGTTGACCTGAATGAGACCTCGCTTGAGGCCGCTGTTGTTCAGATCGCTGGTTGGACGGATGAGCGCGGTCTGCTGATCGCCGCCAAACCAGTTAAATTGGTTGTCCCACCGTCGTTGATGTTTGTGTCAGAGCGTCTGCTGAAGACGCCGGGTCGTGTTGGTACGGCTGACAACGACATTAACGCGCTGAAGTCAATGAGTTCAATTGGCGGAGGCTTTTGTGTTAACCACTATCTGACGGACACCAATGGTTGGTTCCTGACGACGGACGTTCCGAACGGCCTGAAGCACTTCGTTCGTATGCCGCTGGCTAACAGCATGGATGCAGACTTCGACACCGGCAACAGCCGCTATAAGAGCCGTGAGCGTTACAGCTTCGGCGTTAGCGACCCGCTGGGTATCTTCGGTTCGTCTGGTTCGTAATATGTAGTATGATTCAAGGGAGGGGTTTAAACGCCCCTCCTGCTTCACCTTACTGGGATTTTTACTTACGCGGACTGCCCCAGCAGACTTTGTAGAGACAGCGTGAGTTAGTGCTACAACACAGGAGATTCACATGGCTTTGACCACATTTCAAGGGCCGGTACGTTCGCTAAACGGCTTCTATACTCAAGGGCCGGGTAATACAATTACTCTCGGCGCTACCGCAACCCTCACCGTTGCCGCTCACGCTGGACGGATTCTGCTGGTTCCGGCGACTTGCGCGATTATCCTTCCGGCAGTTAATGCTTCGGCAAACCCTGCGACCTCTGGCCCCGGCTCTGATCCAAATACGCTGAATAACATTGGCGCTATTTTCACGTTCATCTTTACCGCAGCTTCGGCTGGCGCGACTGCTGAAACTATTACTACCTCTGGCTCGGACGTTTATACGGGTCAAATTTCAGTTGCCGGAACAACTTCACAATCATTTAACTCAACGGCTGGAACGGTCATCACGTTGAATTCAACGACTTCGGGCGGCGCTGCCGCTGGTAGCCGCCTGAGTTTGATGCCTTACACTGCCGGTAAATATATGGTTATTCACGGGTCGTTTGTGGGTTCTGGCACTGTTGTTACGCCGTTTAGCTAATCTTCTGGGGGCTACGGCCCCCCGTTAACACACTAGGAGATTAACCATGCAAACAGACGTTCTAGCCAGTATACCTATAACCGCCAGTGGTCAATTTACTGACCAAGCCACTAATAATATTGGTCGTTGTAGGATTAAATCAATCTACATCGTTCCCGGTGCTTCAGCGGGTAGTCTTGTTCTTAGGGATGGCGGGGCAAGTAGTTCCATTAAACTTACCGTCAACACCGTTGCTTCTGCCACTCAGCCAACCTATATGTTGATGCCGGGACAGGGGCTGCTGTTCCAAACTGCCGTGTATGGAACGGTATCAAACCTTGGTTCCGCAACTATAATTTACGGGTAAATAATGACCTCTAACAAAGGCTTTAATCTCGCCGGTAAGAAGTTGATGATAGGACTTCCGGCGTATGACTACAAAGTAACAGTAAGCATGGCTGTGTCTCTTATGAAACTCAGTCAAATGGTGTTGCAGCATGGGATTGATATACAGGTCAACAGCATCTGTGGTTGTTCTGTTGTTTCTCGTGCGCGTAACGTCATTGCCAAGCAGTTCTTGGAGTCTGATTGTGATCACTTGATGTTCATTGATGCAGACATGACGTTTGAGCCTGAGTCAGTGATTCGGTTGATGGCGTGGAATCAAGATCGTGGCGTTGTTGCTGGTGCTTATGTAGCCCGTAAAGAAAGCAAGACCTACATCCTGTCGATTGACGGTGGCAATGGAATCAACGGCACTCACGGCACCATCACGATGGATGAAGATGGTCTGGTCAGGGCATATCGCGTAGCCACTGGCTTTATGATGATCCAGAAAAAAGTCTTTACCACGCTGGCTGAACAGCATCCTGAGTGGAAACACATGGACACCAACAGTCCGCAGATGCTCTACAGCTTTTTTGACTTCTTGGTCACCCCTGAAGGCATGATTGGCGAGGACTTCCTCTTCTGTGATCGTGCGCGGGAAGCTGGGTTTGAGGTGTGGATAGACCCGACTATCAAGCTGGGTCACATGGGCGTGGTTGAGCATAAGAGCGATTTTGGTAATGATGTCTTATACCCGTCGATGATCTCGCAGCAGACCATGAGTGATGCAGCATGAGCAGCATAAAGACAGTGCCGGTTACATGGGTTGTAAACCGCTTGATGTGTGATTGCGGTGGTGAGTTTCAGCATAAGTTCAGCATCAAATACAAAGCCAAACCGTTTGTTCATGTGTGCGATAAGTGCAATGCCACAGAAGATACGGAATCCATCTACCCAATGACAACCTACCAAGAGGTTTAGGATGAGCGCAGCATGGACAAGAAAAGAAGGCAAAAACCCCAAAGGTGGTTTGAACGCGAAGGGGAGGGCGTCATACAACGCAGCCAACCCCGGCAAACCCGGTTTGAAACCACCTGCTCCCCATCCAAAAACAGAAAAAGACGCTGGCAGGAGGAAGTCTTTTTGTGCGAGGATGACAGGGATGGAGGGGCCGATGAAGAAGCCAAATGGTAAACCCACACGTAAAGCGTTATCGTTAAAAGCATGGAACTGCTAACAAAATCTTGCACTCGTTGTAAAGAAATAAAACCGCTTGATGCGGTTAATTTCCCATTGCATAACAAAACAAAGTCTGGATTTGATAGTTGGTGTCGTGGCTGTCGAAATGAGTATCGTAACGCCAACTGCCGTGGAATGTACCGCAATGCAATTACTGATGAAGCCCTAGCGGATTTAAAATTAACCGTAACAAAATGTGTTATTTGTGGCGTTCAAGACAAATTAGTGGTTGATCATGATCACGTTACTGGACAGGTAAGAGGTATGCTTTGCAATCATTGCAACCGTGGGCTTGGACATTTTAGAGACGACCCAACTCTTTTAGAATTTGCTGCACAGTATTTATACGCTTCATGCAACAGTCCCAAATGGGAAGAATACTTAGATAAATCGCTAAAAGCGTGGAAGTGTTAGGGAATAAAATGCCTTCTACATCAGCAAAGCAACATCGTTTCATGGCAGCAATAGCTCATAGCCCCTCATTCGCCAAGAAAGTTGGGGTATCTCAATCTGTTGGCAAAGACTTCAATGCTGCTGACAAAGGTAAAACTTTTAATAAAGGTGGCATGATGAAGAAACGACGTTTTGCTATGGGTGGAGATACTGAGGGTGGTTATCGGATGCCTGATCCGGCGGATATCCCCGCGCAGCAGTATTCAGAGGAACAAGAAAAATACCTTGGTGGAGCGGATCGCACCGATCCATATATCATAGCTCGTATGAAAAAAGCTGTGCCGGATAAGGCTGCTAGTTTTACTCGCGCACCAAGTGATCTTGGCAACATTGATTTTGACGCAAAAGAAGATGCTAAACCGGATGCACCAGCCACGGTAAATAAATATTATAGCGATGATCTTCCTGAAGCAAGTGGTGGGCGTGGAAAACCTGTTGCTACCGCACCGGTTCGCAAACCTAAAGCCATTGTTGATTATGGTGATGAAGGTGAACGGTTGCGTAGACGGTATCCGGCTCCGTCGGCTCAAGAAACTCCTGCAAAAAAACGCATGGGATACAGTGACGAAACAACCAACCAAAGAGCAGATAAAGGAAGGTTTGGTGAAACTGGAGGCGGCGCAGCCACTGGGATGGCAAGTCGTGGTCGATATGCTTCTAAACTTACAGATGAACAAAAAGCAGAAAATGCTGAAAAGTTTGGTGATGTAGCTATGACGCTTATGCCTTTGGGAGTAGGTGCGGGGCTTAAAGCTGCTAGTGCTGCAAATAAAGGATTAAAGACGTATAGGGCTGGAGAACTTGCTGGGCCTAAAACAAAGCTTCTTACTGAGTCTAAAGCCGGAGAATACATTCCTGCAAGCCGTCAATTGCCAGCGCCTCGTGGTGACTCTGGCGCGGCTCGTTCATCTGCTAGGTCTTCTGATCGTGACACAGATAAAGCTAATGCGGCTTATGAGCGTTTGAAGAATGCTAACTTTATGAAAAAAGAAGCGCGTGACATGGATGTTGGGACAGACCTTAGTTACAAAAAAGGTGGAACAATCAAAAAACGTCGTTTTGGAGATGGGGGCATGATGAAAGAGTCTAAAGCAATGGTTGGCAAAGAAATGGCGTTCATGAAGAAAAAGGGCGCTCCGGCATCCATGATGAAACATGAAAAAGCGGAAATGATGGGTATGAAAAAAGGTGGTATGCCCATGAAAGATGGCAAACCTATGTTTATGAAGAAAATGAATATGGGTGGAATGTCCAGCTATGCCAAAGGCGGCGGCATTGAGTCTCATGGAAAAACCAAAGGCACAATGGTGCGTATGGCTACCGGTGGTTCTGTTAGCTCTGCTTCACGCCGTGCTGACGGTATCGCTCAACGTGGTAAGACTCGCTGCTAATGAGAGCCTCCCGTGGGATGGGGGATATGAACCCCAACAAAATGCCTACAGGTAAGCGCAAAGCCAGACGCGACAATACTGATTTCACCCAGTATGCGTCTGGCGGCGGGGTTAATGCTGCGGGTAACTACACCAAGCCGGGGCTTCGTAAAAGCATCTTCAATAGCGTCAAAGCTGCTGCGGTTCAAGGTACCGGCGCTGGAAAATGGAGCGCGAGAAAAGCGCAATTAATGGCTAAACGCTATAAAGCCGCTGGAGGAGGATACCGTGATTGAACATACCAAAGATTGTCTGCTTGAAGAAGCTGGTCAATGTGATTGTGACGCAGTGACTGACGAAGAAATAAACGCTGAATTACTTGAAAAAGAGGACGCAAAAAAGTGAAAGCCCCGCAGCAATCGCTCAAAGACTGGACTGCCCAGAAATGGCGTACTAAGTCAGGTAAGCCCTCGTCAAAGACAGGTGAGCGATATCTGCCTGAAGCAGCTATAAAATCCCTCAGTCCGCAGGAATACGCGGCAACAACGAGGGCTAAACGTGCAGGTAAGGCAGCAGGTAAGCAGTTTGTAGCCCAACCCAAGAGCATCGCTAGAAAAACCGCAGGATATAGATAATGACAACTTCCGGCTCAACTGGGTTTACCCTCGACTTTGCAGAAATTGCTGAAGAGGCATGGGAACGCGCTGGGCAGGAAATGCGGACGGGTTACGATCTTCGGACAGCTCGTCGTTCCATGAACTTGATGACCATCGAGTGGCAGAACCGTGGCATCAATATGTGGACAATAGATCAGGGTGCGCTAACCCTGACAGCAGGTTTAAACACCTATGCTCTGCCCTTGGACACGATTGATCTGATGGATCATGTGATCCGCACCGGTAGTAACACGGCGTCTACTCAGTCTGACCTGTCCATCACGCGCATCAGTATGCCGACCTACGCAACAATCCCTAACAAGCTGGCTCAAGGCAGACCGATTCAAGTCTTTGTCCAGAGGTTGTCTGGCGTTCTGTCTCCAACCAACTCCACATTGAGTGGAACAATCACCGCCACAACCACGACCATTACGCTGTCTACGGTTGTGGGGCTTCCCGGTGCTGGGTTCATCAGGATCGATTCTGAGGACATTTACTACGGCTACCTGAGTGGTAACACCTTGGGCGGTGTTTTCAGGGCGCAGAACGGCACCACAGCAGCCGCGCACACCACCGGAACGGCTATTTACAACCCGAATCTACCGGCGATTACCGTTTGGCTGACACCGGACAACACCCAGACCTATCAGTTTATCTACTGGCGGATGCGTCGGATACAAGATGCTGGGGCTGGGGTGCAGACTGCGGACATGAACTTCCGGTTCCTGCCTTGTGTTGTGGCTGGCTTGGCTTACTACATTGCCATGAAAGTGCCGGATTTAGCGCCTCGTCTGGATATGCTCAAACAGGTATATAACGAGCAGTTTGACCTTGCGGCGGGTGAGGACAGGGAAAAGGCAGCGATTCGGTTTGTCCCGCGTCGGATGTATATTAGCGGCGGCGGGTAATGAAAGATCAACTCTTCCTCGCTTGGGCTGCTGGTTTTTTTGACGGCGAAGGCTGTGTAATGGTAGAAATGTCCAAGGAGGCGCGTTGCCGTCACGGTTTTAGGACAAGTTTACATGCCAATGTAACGCAAACCAGCCTTCCTTGTTTACAACTTTTTTTAGAAAATTTTGGTGGCTCAATTAGCACATCAAATTCCCGCACCCCTAATGGTCGTAGATGGTCTGTGCAGCATCGTTGGGTTTCAAGAAATGAAGAAGCGTTGGCTTTTTTAAAAGAAATACAACCGTATTCAGTAGTAAAAAAAGAACAAATTGCTGCGGCGCTTAAATATCAAATGTTTTCCGCCAACGGCAAAAAGTACGGAAGATTGGATAATCCAATTCCAGATGAAGTAATGGCTTCGCGAGTTGCTTTACGTAGTATGTTACAGGACATCAGGTCAAGCATGAAAACCCCGGCGTTGCCAGCAAGGGCAATACATGGGGAATAGATACGCTTCAGGTAAAAATGCTATTGCGATATGTGACCGTTGCGGGTTTAGATATCGCCTTAGAGACCTTAAAACTTTGATTATTAAGACTAAAAATATTAATATATTAGTCTGCCAAGAATGTTTTGAACCAGATCAACCACAGTTGCAGTTGGGCATGTATCCGGTCGATGACCCGCAAGCCCTGAGAAATCCACGGACAGACACGACCTATCAGACCTCTGGAGTGCTTGCAAACGGGTCTCTGGGAGATGGTAGTAGGCAGATTCAGTGGGGCTGGAACCCGATTGGCGGGGCTTCCCTAAATGACGCAGGGCTGACCCCCAACTATTTGACGTTGGATATACAGTTAGGCACCGTAACAGTAGTGACAACTTAAGGAGCTATTATGAAGAAATATCTGTCTGGTGGTGATGTCAAGCAGGTCAAAAAGATTGCTGACAAAGAGGTTAAAGGGCATGAAAAGAAGCTGCACGGTATGGCTTCGGGCGGAATTTTAGTCCGTGGTGGTAAAGCCCAAACCAAGGGTAAAATGGCTCGTGGCCCAATGGGTTAGGGAGTAGTTTATGAACTACGCAAGTCTCTGCACCAATATTCAAGACATCACTGAGAATACGTTCACAGCGGATCAACTTGCCATGTTCACGCAACAGGCAGAACAGAAGATTTATAACACTGTTCAGATTGCCAATCTGCGTAAGAATGTCACTGGGACGTTGACTAGCGGGAACAAATATCTGGCAACCCCGACAGATTTTCTGTCCGTCTATTCGTTGGCAGTCTTTCCGACCAGTGGGGACTACACCTACCTCATCAACAAAGATGTGAACTTCATGCGTGAAGCTTTCCCCGGCTCTACCGGTGGAACAGGGTTGCCCAAGTATTACGCGATATTTGGCCCAGCTTCTAATGACGTTACTGAGTTGACTCTGATTGTTGGCCCAACACCGGATGCTACCTATAACGCAGAGCTGCATTACTACTATTACCCCGAGTCCATTGTCACCGCTGGCACGACTTGGCTTGGAGACAACTTTGATTCGGCGCTGCTTAATGGCGCACTGATTGAGGCTATCCGGTTTATGAAGGGCGAAGCGGACGTTATTGCAAACTATGAGAGCATGTATGTAATTTCGTTGAAGATGCTGAAAAACCTCGGGGATGGTAAACAGCGTCAGGATGCTTATCGTTCTGGTCAGGTCAGGAATAAGGTTGCCTAATGTCTATCGTCCAAACACTGACTACTAGCTTCAAGGGACAGTTACCCCTTGCTGTCCACGACTTCACCACAGACACAATGAAGCTGGCGTTGTATTTGTCTACCGCCAATCTGGATGCAGATACCACTGTTTACACGACTAATGGTGAGACTACAGGCACAGGTTACACGGCTGGTGGGATTGTTTTGACCAACGCTACCGTCCTGACCTACGGCACAACGGTATATATAGACTTCGATGATGCTGCGTGGGCAGGTGTTTTGACGGCACGAGGTGGGTTGATATACAACTACTCAAAAGCAAACAAGTCCGTGGCAGTTATAAACTTTGGCGCTGATAAGACTTCGGTTAATACATTCACTGTTCAGATGCCAGCAAACACTTACACTTCTGCGCTCATTAGGATATAGACATGCTAGTCACTACCACAAAAGGCGAGATGGACGATTCCTTGCTGGAGAAGAGGGAAGGTTCTGTTGATAATGATAATGAATCCACTACATGGGTCGAGTATTGGCTTGAGGGTGAACTCGTGCATCGTTCGGCTCATGTGACGCTAAAGAAAATGCCGACCTTCGCTGGTGGCGAAACCGCATCAATAGGATAGGAGTTTAAATTGGCTGGTAAACCACGGATGTCAGAAACCGAGCGTTTTATGTCCAAAGTGCATAAGGCGGAGAACGGCTGCTGGCTGTGGGAAGCCTATTGCATGAAAAACGGGTATGGATTTTTTAGAACCCCTAAAAGAAACGAGCTAGCGCATCGTGTTTCCTATAGACTTTTTGTTGGTGCGTTAGATAAAAGAGATGTAATGCACTCTTGTGATAATCCTTCTTGTGTAAACCCAGAACATTTAAATCTTGGAACAAGAGCAGAAAATATGCAAGATGCAAAAAGAAAAATGCGTGTTTGCTTTGGTGAATCACATGGTCGAGCTAAACTAACAAACGATCAAGTTGAATTTGCAAAAACAGCGCAGGGATTACAGCGAGAAATTGCTGCTTCGCTTGGCGTTTCTCAAGGACACATAAGTTTTATTCGAAGTGGAAATCAATCGCACAAAGCAAAAAATTTAAATTGGGCGTAGCCCAAAAAAGGAACTATCATCGCAAACACTCAAAGTATGTGTACTTCGTTTCTCGGTGAACTGATGCTCGGTCAGCACCAGTTTGGAACCTCAACGATTGTTTCTCGTGGCAGTTTAACTTCGCCAACCACGGACACCGTTAAAGCTGCGCTGTATCTAGCGTCAGCCACTTACAACGCATCCACTACGGCATATTCAGCTACTGGAGAAGTTTCAGGCACTGGTTATACAGCGGGTGGCGTAACAGTTACTAATGCGACGGCTCCTACCTCGACTAATTCTTCGTCTACGGCGGGTGTGGGCTATTGGACGCCTTCAGCATCTATTGTTTACACGACCGTGACTTTGACAACCGCTTTTGATACGGTGTTGATCTACAACAGCACTCAGTCCAACAAGGCTGTCTCTGTCCACACGTTCGGGTCACAAACGATTACTGCTGGCACGTTCACTTTGACTATGCCTTCAAACACGACAACGACTGCTCTCATACGCTTGTCCACTACTTAAGGGTGAGCTATGTCTTTAGGCTGGGGGGATAGCACATGGGGTGCTAATGGTTGGAGCGGCACCCTCAGTCTAACCGGCGTAGAAGGAGCGGGTAATGTAGGCACGGTTGGAGTAAGTAAGACCATAGCTTTAACCGGAGTCAGCGCAGCAGGGACGGTAGGAACTGTAATATCCAGCGTTACAGACGAAGAAGCAGGTGATGTAGCAACAGGTTCGGTAGGTTCGGTAACGCCAAGCCTGACCATAGCCTTGACCGGGGTTGTTGCAAGTGGCGCAGTTGGAACGGTAGTCCATAGCAAAGAAGCAGCTTTAACCGGTAACGCAGCAACTGGAGCGGTTGGATCGGTAGCTCTGGGAGCAAGGAGTTTTGCGTTAACGGGGGATGTGGCTAGTGGTGATGTAGGAACGGTAACGCACGGCGGGGCATCGTTAGCCTTAACTGGAAACGCAGCATCTGGTGTAGTTGGAACGGTTGTTCAAAGCAGGGCGGTAGACGTAACAGGGGTTGATGCGGCTGGTGTAGTGGCTCAAGTTATTGTCCCGCTGCCGTCAAATCAAGCAAACGGTGCTGTTGGCACAGTAGTTCAGAGCAGGACAATAGCCCTAACCGGGGTAGATTCAGCGGGGTTGGTAGGCACAGTTTCTCGCGCAGCAACATCTTTTGCACTTACTGGAAACGCGGCAGCGGGGTATGTCGGGGATTCAATAGCGGTTTATTGGACACTTATTAACACAGTTCAAAACCCAAATTGGTCACCGATTACTGATTCACAAACGGCTGGCTGGACTACAATAACGAATACGCAAACGCCTAATTGGTCTTCAATAACAACGGTTCAAGTCCCAGTTTGGGGCGCTGTAGAAACAGAACAAACCCCTGTTTGGGAAGAAATACAAACTATTTAGTAAGGAATCATTATGACGACTGCCTCAACTACGCTTCTTGGACTAGCCCTTCCGGTTACCGGTGAACTAAGCGGCACTTGGGGTGACGTTGTAAATGCCTCCCTGACAAACCTGCTGGACACAGCAATTGCCGGAACTACCACTCTTAGTTCAGACGCGGACGTAACGCTTACCACAACGACGCTTTCAGCTAACCAAGCGCGTCAAGCCGTTATCCTGTGGACTGCCGGTGGAACCGCAACAAGAACTATCACGGCTCCTGCTCAAAGCAAACCCTACATTGTCATCAACAAAACCAGCAGTTCCCAAAGCATCAAGATTGTCGGGGTTGGCCCAACCACAGGCGTAACTATCGTTGCGGGAACCGCAGCTCTTGTAGTTTGGAACGGTGTTGATTTTGTAACGGTATCAGTGACCTCCACTACTGGGATTGTTCCCGTAGCTAACGGCGGCACAGGCTTGGCATCAGGCACATCTGGTGGTGTTCTAGCCTATACCGCTACAGGCACATTGGTATCTTCCGCAGCATTAGCAGCCAGCGCATTGGTTTTAGGAGGCGGGGCTGGCGCGGCTCCAAGCACCACAACCACAGGCACAGGTGTCGTTACTGCTCTTGGAGTCAATACAGGCTCTGCTGGCGCGTTTGTAGTCAACGGCGGGGCATTGGGTAGCCCGTCTAGTGCGGGAACCATACCAGCATTCACCCTTGGCGGCACAGTAGCAGGTGGCGGCAATCAGCTTAATAACGTCATCATTGGCACGACAACTCCGCTGGCGGGTTCGTTTACGACGCTGAGTGCGACGGTTCCATCAGCAGCGCAGAACGTGACGTTTGAAGCATCGACAGTGGCATATGGTGCCGCCGTAAAGCTAAAAACAACTGTTGGGCAGTTGATTGTCGGGAAATCCCGCGCTGCGGGTAATGACTTCGTTAATGGTGGTTACGGCAATTATGGGGTTATCACCACCGACACAACAGACGGCGTTGTTATTGGGGTTAATTCGACTGTTGTCGCCACGTTCACTACTGGCGGCATCAACGGAGTCCTCGGAGCGACCACACCAGCGGCGGCGAGCGTTACGACGCTGAGTGCGACGGGGAATGCAACAATAGGCGCTGCCTCTGGAGTAAAGTCTCTTACTGTCAGCAGTTCGGACAACAATGCAAGCGTCATCATCGCTGCTGGCAATGGTGCAACAGGTGGCCTACGGTTTAATAACTACGCTGGAACACAACATTGGAACATCTATGAAACTGAGGGTGCGTCTGGTCAGCAAGGCAATTTAAGCATCTATAACGAAGTTGCTGCTGCAAATCAATTAGTCCTCGACTCCTCCGGCAACTTGGGTCTGGGGGTTACGCCTAGTGCTTGGTCATCTACATTTAAAGGATTTCAACTGGGTTCAACTGGTTCAATTTGGTCAATTTCCAGCGGAAATGGTGGAACTTATTATGGGAACAACTATATATACGGTACATCAGGTCGCACTTATTTGACCACGGGTACGGCTCTTGAACTTGCTTTGGCAAGCGGTGCATTTCAATTTAATATTGCGGCATCAGGCACAGCAGGTAACCCAGTCACCTTCACCCAAGCAATGACCCTCGACTCCTCCGGCAACTTGGGGATTGGGGCTAGTAGTCCGAGTGCTAAACTGGATGTGCGAGATGTAACACAGGTTTATACCGGCAACTATGGAAATTTTAGCATAATAAATTCTGCTAACTCCAATATAGTTTTGAGTATGGGAATTGACACTACTCTTGGAACTAATGGATCGGCATATATAAACGCAGCAAAATATGGAACAGCTTATATTCCTCTTTTGTTACAACCAAACAGTGGCGACGTGGGGATTGGGACGAGTTCGCCTCAAGTACAAAATTGGAGGGCTGGAACATATTTAACAGTTGCTAACGCATCAACAAGAGGTCAAATTGAAACTGATGCGGCTGTAGCCGATTCTAGTTCGGCAGCTCTTGGGGCGTTGTTGTTTTCTTATAGTACCAATACTACAAATCATAAAACTGTTGCTTTGATTGAAGCCAATTCAGAAGGCGCAACAGCGAACCAACGAGGCGGGTCTCTTAATTTTTTCACAAAAGCTAATGGAACTGCCTCTCCAGCAAGAAACATGATTCTCGACTCCAGCGGTAACTTGCTGGTGGGGACTACGAGTGGAACATCATATAAATTAGCTTTAAAAACAAGTTCTGCATCACAAAGTGCAATTGGTACAACTGGCACATCTGGCGATACAGCATTTCAAGCAATTCTGATAACCAAGTTTGACAACGACTCAACCACATCGCAAAACTTTATTCAGTTTCAAATCAATAATGGTGGGGCAAACTGCGGAAAGATTACAGCCAACGGCGCAAACACGGCGGCATTTGGCTCAACATCTGACCAACGGGTAAAAGAAAACATCGCTGAGTTGCCTTCACAGCTTGCTAACATCATGGCATTGCGTCCGGTAGAGTTTGATTACCTTGAGTCTTATGGCGGTGGGCATCAAATTGGCTTTATTGCACAAGAAATTCAACAGGTTTACCCAGATGTAATTTCTACAGATGATTCGTCTGAAAAAATTATGTCTATTACTGGGTGGAGCAAAACAGAAGCCCGTTTGGTAAAAGCCATCCAAGAACAACAAGCCATCATCACCGCGCTGACAACCCGCATCACCGCACTGGAGGCTAAATGAACCTGCTCAAGTCTAAAACCGTCTGGTATGCGATTGTTATTGCAGTCTTGTCCATCGTTCAGGGCTATATAGGTTTGCTGCCGATGACGCCGGTAGCACAGATGTTTGTCGGGATTACGATCTCGGTGGGCATCGTTATTTTGCGTCTACTCACAACTCAACCCATAGGGGATAAGTAATGATTAAGCTGGAACTGGAACAGAACGAAGTGCAATTCATCTTGAACATGCTTGGTGAATTACCGTCGAAATCAGGCTGCTTTCCGTTGATCGTCAAGGTTCAAAGCCAAGCGCAGCCGCAAGTCGAGCAGCCCAAAGATGAAACCGTAATCGAAGCCGCGTAAGGATTAACATGATGGCATCTGTCACAGAAATTGAGGGCCGCGTGAACACGCATGAAGCTGTTTGCGAATTGCGGTATGAGAGCATCAACGCCCGTTTAAAGCGCATTGAAGCCGTTGGCCTGACGGCGGCGGGTGCCATCATTATGTTACTGCTGCATCTTGTGACAAAGGCGGGGTAGATGGACACGTTTGATATGCTGGTGAAGGCTTGGCCCATCCTGCTTGCCCTAATCACGCTCATCATTGTGCTGTCCAAGATCGACCTGCGTGTAGCTGTAATTGAAGAAAAGATCAAAACGCTGTTTGAGCTTTGGAACAAAAGGGGTGATAAATAATGTTTACTCTCCTCACTACGGTTATCTCTTTCCTATCCGGTGGTGTGCCAAAGCTGTTGGATTTCTTTCAGGATCGTGCTGACAAGAAGCATGAAGTCACGTTGGCTCAAATGCAAACGGAACGTGAACTAACGCTCAAGAGGGCAGGGTTGGAGGTTCAGGAACGCATTGAGCATATCCAAACTGAGCAACTCCAGATCAACGCGGACGTAGCTAACACACACGCCGCATTGGAAGAGCGCCAAAGCCTCTACGCGCACGACATAGCCATAGGTCAGGGGGCAAGCACTTGGGTGATCAATGCAAGGGCTATGGTGCGTCCTGCCATCACCTACGGCATGTTTATTATGTTTGTGTTTGTGGAGGTGTTTGGATTTATCTACGCATTCAAGACCGGCGTAGAATTCAACGTGGCGCTGGATCAGTTGTGGGATGACGATACCCAGACTATCTGGGCATCCATTGTTTCGTTCTGGTTCGGAACACAGGCTTTCAGCAAGAAATGAACGTCTCCGACAAAGCCATTGAGATGTTGTGTCACCATGAGGGGGTGCGTCGTAAGCCCTATCAGGACTGCATTGGCCTCTGGACGGTGGGTGTCGGGCATCTGATTGGCGATGGGAAGTCGTTACCTGACGAATGGAGCAAGACCCTTACACTGGAGGAAGTTCATGCGCTTCTTAAAAAAGACCTTGTTCGTTTTGAGTCTTGGGTATGCAGATTATGTCCTGTTAATCTTACTCAGCCTCGCTTTGATGCACTTGTCTCCTTTGCGTTTAATTTAGGGGCAGGTGGACTCCAGCGAGCCAGCATCCGCATGAAGCACAATCGGGGTGAGTTTGAAGGTGCTGCGGACGGTTTTTTGCTGTATACCAAGGCAGGGGGTAAAGTCTTTCAGGGGCTGGTAAACCGTCGAAAAGACGAACGTGCCGTATATTTAGGGGCATAAGATGCCGTTACAAAAACTAAAACTTAAAAGTGGGGTCAATAGAGAGAACACTCGCTATACCAACGAGAACGGCTGGTATGAATCCGACAAGGTTCGTTTTCGCCAAGGCACACCTGAGAAGATCGGTGGTTGGAGCCGTATTTCTACCAATACTTTTTTAGGTATATGTCGTTCGTTGTGGGCATGGATAACACTGGGTGCAGTTAGATTAACCGGCGTTGGTACCAACCTTAAATTCTATATCACCCAAGGTGGTTCATACGACGACGTTACCCCAAATCAAACTGTTGTTACCCTGACAAATCCTTTTGCTACTGTTAGCGGTTCCCCCATCGTAACTGTAACTGGCGCTGGTGGTTCTAACGGTAACTTCGTGACCTTCACTGGCGGCACTGCTGTGGGTGGTTTGACCATATCTGGTGAGTATCAGATTACCTATGTCAGCGGTGCTACATACACTATCACCGCAAGTTCTAATGCAACTTCTACTGTTGCGGCGGGTGGAGGCACTGTATATGCGGTTTCAACCATTGATGTAGGCCCAGAGATAGCTACTGCGCTGGTTGGTTGGGGCGCTGGCGGGTGGAATACCGGAACATGGGGCAATGGGACTTCCTCAACTGAACCTATCCGCATATGGAACCAAGCAAACTTTGGTCAGGACTTGATCTACGGGCCAAGGGGCGGCGGCATCTACTACTGGAATGCAACGATAGGCACCTTGCCAAAGACGTTTACCGTCACAATTGCTACCCCCGGTGTCGTTACTTCTACCATTAGCTTACCAATTAACACAGCCATTACTCTTACAACTACAGGGGCTTTGCCGACTGGATTGCTAGTTGGAACTGTCTACTACGTACGGACTACCGGAACGACCTTTAGCCTAGCTCTTACCGTAGGCGGGGCCGCTATCAATACCAGCGGCAGTCAGTCTGGTGTGCATTCCATATCACCACGCGGTATAAATATTGTTTCTATTAGTGGTGCCTCAGACGTACCTATATACCAGAACTGCCTGTTAATTTCCGATACAAGCAGGTTTGTGTTTTGTATGGGCGCTAATGAGCTTGGTAGTACCATTCAAGACCCCTTGCTTATTCGGTGGTCAGACCAAGAATCTTTTACCGATTGGACTCCAGACCCAACCAATCAGGCAGGGGATGTTCGGTTATCGCATGGTTCTAAAATCGTTGCTACCAATCAGTCTCGTCAGGAGATTTTGGTCTGGACTGATTCTGCCTTGTATTCCCTCCAATATCTTGGCCCACCCGTGATCTGGGGAACGCAGCTTATGGCGGATAACATCTCCATTGCTGGGCCTAATGCAGTGGCTTATGCTAACGGTGTGTCTTACTGGATGGGGGTAGATAAGTTCTACAAATACGACGGACGCAGCCAGACGCTTAACTGTGATTTGCTACGGTTTATATTTGAAGATATTGACAAGGCTCAGTATGCTCAAGTTTTTGCGTCCACTAACGAGGGGTTTAATGAGATTTGGTGGTTTTACTGTTCGTTAGGCTCGACTGTTGTAGACCGTTATGTGATTTATAACTATGTTGAAAACCAAGGTGCTGGGGCGTGGTATTACGGCACGATGGGTAGGACTGCTTGGTTAGACTCGGGGATTCGGAATTACCCGCTGGCTGCTACCTATGACAAAAACTTGGTAGACCACGAATTAGGTCTGGATGACGACACCACTGGGACGCCGGTAGCCATAGAATCATATATCTCGTCCGCTGAGTTTGATATTGATGACGGATATAAGTTTGGCTTTGTCTGGCGTGTGTTACCTGATATCACGTTCAGTGGGTCTACAGCCGCCTCTCCCAGTGTGACAATGTATCTCAAGCCGTTACAGAACTCAGGTTCTGGCTATAACAGTCCAGTTTCTGTGGGCGGTTCTACGACCCCTAGTGGGGCGGCGGCTGTGACTCGGACAGCGATCTTGCCAATTGAGGAATTCACTGGTCAGATTAATACCCGCGTCAGAGGTAGGCAGTTGGTGATGGAGGTGCGGTCAACGGCTCTGGGTGTGCAATGGCAGTTGGGTTCTCCTAGACTTGATATCAGGCAAGATGGTCGCAGATGACCACAACCACTAACTACATCCGCAAGGTAGACCCTCCCGCCCTTCCACAAGCAACGGATGACTACGCTCGTGCTTACCAAGATCAGACTAACAACGTGCTTCGTTTGTTCTTTAATAGGCTGTGCAATGGTTTAAACGCCATACTGAGCGTCAACGGCGGGGCTAATATTCAGTTCCCTCATGGCGCTTTTCAGTCCGGGGTTGACCAGACCGCCACAGTAAACACAGCAACCGCAATGACGTTTAACGTCACAGACTATTCTAATGCTGTGTCTGTGGTGAGTAACTCTAGAATAACGGTAACTACAGCAGGTATCTATAACCTGCAATGGTCTGGTCAGTTTGAGAACGCCGATACCCAACTACATGATGCAAGTGTCTGGATGCGTGTAAACGGCGCAGATGTGGTTGGGTCTAACAGTCTTGTTTCGGTGCCTAATAAGCATGGCGGTGTAAACGGGCATACCATTGCAGCTTGGAACTACTTTGTTGAGCTACAAGCAAGCCAGTATGTAGAGTTGTGGTGGTCTACGGATGATGCCCAAGTCTCCCTTCAATACTACGCTGCCGGAGTTACCCCCACCCGCCCAACCACAGCCTCTGTGATTGCTACATTGTCCTTTGTTTCAGCATTGCCGGGAGCTTGAGATGGCATTAGTCAGACAACCACAATATGACCGTAAATCCGACAGTGAAAATGGAACGGAAAAAGTAGAGGCGTTTGTTGATACTTCTACGGGACAGATATTTAACAACCAAAGGCAAGGCGATAGCGAGAACGGTTTTACTTACAAAATGACTCCTACGGATAGTTCGTGGGATTACATGAACGCAGCAGACCAGTCTGGTAAAAATATTTTTGGTTCTCAAGGCTATGTTCCAGATGAATATAAATTGTCTGGGGATGAATCTGGTGATTCTTGGGGTTCAAGCAATGTAGGTGGCACGACCCCGTCTGGCGATTTTCAAATTGGACAGTCTCTAGACCGTAAGGGTTATACCGATGTTCTGAATAAATATGGCATTAAACCAAAGTATGACCCTGAATACGGCTATGTTCTTCCCGCAAATGTTCACAATGCAGTAACTCAAGAGTATTTTAAAAATTCTGGACTTGGGTCGTATGGAAGCGGTGGCGATTTTATAAACAAAATGCTGGATGCCGGAGTCCCACTTAAGTTAATGATGTCGGCTATTGGTGGCCCAATGATGGGCGCGATATCTGATGCCGCAAGTGCTGGGCTAGGTTTAGCGGATGCGGCTGGGGGCATAAATGCAGCAATTGGCACTGCTTTAGAAGGATTACCCACCGATGTAATAAAAGGCATCACTGACGCTGCTGGCGCTGCTGGCAAGAACGCTCTGACATCAGGTTTAAACGCTGCTCTGTCTGGGCAAGACCCCTTTGACGCTGCCATTAAAGGCGGTATAGGTACAATTACAGGTGGCGCGTTCTCTATGCTGGGCGGTGGAATTGCTCAGTCTTTGACTGATGCTGGCATTGGTAGTGACATTTCAAATACAGTATCAAAAGCAGTTACTCAACTGGTAAAGAACGGAACTATAAGTCCAGAAGCTCTTTTGGCTGGTGCGGTATCTGGTGAAGTTAACAAAGAATTATCGGGCGTCTTTAAAGACCTCGACATTCCGGCGTCAATGATGCCGACTATCACTCAAGCCATTAACCAAGCTATAACGACCGGCGAAGTTGACCCAGCAAAGCTGTTTACTTCAGCCGCAATGAAGGCAATCAACTCAGGTAGTAAAACAGCTACAGAAGCCGCATCGGGTGTGGTAACGGATGACGAAGCCGCTGCCGCTACGGTAGCTGCGGAAACTCCCTTAACTCCCGCACCGGATCAAGGTGAAGTTCCACAGCCTCCTGTATACGTTCCTCCGGTTGAAGAAACCCCAGTCAATACCGCAACAACTGAAGCTCCCGTAACCCCCGTTCCAATAGTGGTAACGCATGATGACGGCACTACAACGTCTACAGACCCAGTAACCAATGAAACAACTGTTGTACCTACCACTCCAGAAACCACATTAACTCCTGCGCCAGATCAGGGCGGTGTTCCTACGCCACCTCCGGTGGTTATTGATAACGGCGATGGCACTTCTACCTATGTAGACCCCAACACAAATCAACCTGTGGTTGTAAACAATCCTGTAGAACCAACGCCTGAAGTTAAGCCAGACCCAAAACCTATAGAAGAACCATTGCCATTACCGAAACCTATCATAGAAGAACCTATCTTAGATATAGAACCACCTATCATAAACGACGAAGAACCTATCGTAAAAGAACCTATCTTAGATATAGAACCACCTATCATAGAAGAACCTGTCATTACAAATCCTGTTATTGTTGACGAGGACGACGAGGAAGACGAGGACGACGAAGAAGAACCTGTCATTACAAATCCTGTTATTGTTGACGAGGACGATGACGATGACGACGAATTAGACACTACCTGCCCAGAAGGTTGGCACTGGAACGGTAATATGTGCGTCAGTGACGAAGACGAAGAGGAGCCTGACTGTGGGCCGGGGATGCTTTGGAGCTTTGCGGACAACGCTTGTATGCCGATAGATGATGTGACCAATCCTGTGGTCAGTCCAACGCTACCCGTTAATCCTGTTAAGCCCGTTAAACCTGTTAAGCCTGTGGTTCCGGTTAAGCCTGTGGTTCCAGTTAAGCCATTGGTTCCAGCCATACCAGCCGTTGACCCAGCTATTGCTGCTGCTCAAACTCAACAGAACCAGCAAAACTCGCTCTTAATGGGGCTTTTGCTGGGCCAAGAACAAGCGCCGCAAAAGGAGGAGCCGACTCCTCTTGTTAGATCAAAAAATGCTTTTAGCTGGGATGCGCCATACGCTGCTGGTGGTAGTGTGTATTCTATAAACGATGAACTGATTAAGATGTTAAGGAGTTAATGATGGCTATCAATGAAGAAACCGGCGAATATTACGATGAAGTTGATGAAACGCTTCCAATAATAGAAAAACCTGTTGATACTGTGCCTCCAGATATTACTCAACCTGTTGATCCCACTCGTCCTGATGATCTAACTACTCCTATAGACCCTGATACCGGGTTGCCAGTTGTTGATACGCCAGAAGACACTGATCCAAACGCTGAAAAAGAAGGTTACATAAAAGACCTGAATACCGGCAAATGGGTTACTGTAGCAAGCGCCGAAGGTAAAGCCGCAATAGATTTGGCTGCACTTCAAAAAAGCCTACCAGAGAAAGCATGGGAGTCTCTTAAAAGCGCATTTACTAAGGATGGCTCAACTGACTGGAAAAAATTAATGGCTGTGGGTGGTGGCCTTGGAGGTTTGGCTACCAGCCTTTTGAACAAAGACAAGCCAGCGCCAATTACTGGCTATCAAGGCAAGATACCAACCCTTAATGCTGTTCAACAGCAAGTTCCGGGAGCCTATGACCCTACCCGCCGTCCGGGTAGTTCAGGACAACGCTACCTTACGGACATGAAATACGCCGATCCTGCCGCCGCTGCTGCCGCTCAAACTGCTGCCGGTGAACAAGCCACAGGTCTTGCTGCTTTAAACGCGGCTAATCCAGCTATGCAGAAAATACAAAAAAGTCCAGAAGGGAAAGTGATTCCAGATTCTATGGTTTCAAAGCCTTACGCCGCCCCTGCTTCTTCTGTGATTGATCGTCTTGCACCGACAATGAAGGGGTTGGCTTCGTTAACAGACGCAAAAAATGTAATAACATCAACAGATGATGGCTGGAAGATGCCTCTAAACAAAGAATCTGCCCCTACAGATATAAATGCTCAATCGGGTGGTATTGGTTCTATAACTCCGGCAAATCAAACTGTGGCTCAACCCGCTGCGCCGGGTAAATACGACAGTCCGACCGCTCAGAATCCAAATCCGGGTATGATTGCTATAGATGATCCGGTTTATAGAAAAGGAAATTCTTCTAATTTTTTGAGTAGTTTATTTGATGCCTCTAAACGGACGCCCAATCCCAACGCACAACCAATAACCTATGAAGATAATTACGCTTCCGGTGGTGGCATAACTGCCCTTAAACGCGGGAACTATTTGTCTGGCCCGACGGATGGAATGGCTGATAAACTACCTGCAAATATTGAGGGAAATCAGGAGGCTAGATTGAGTCACGGTGAATTTGTTATTCCGGCTGACGTGGTTAGCCATCTTGGTAACGGGAACTCCGATGCTGGGGCAGAACGCCTTTACAGCATGATGGACAAAATCCGTAAAGCTCGTACTGGCACAAAGAAACAAGGCAAGCAGATCAACCCCAATAAGTTTCTTCCGGGTGGTTTGGTGGGCTATGCCGGTGGAGGCGATGTTAAGCATTTCCTCACAGGCGGTGTTACACCCCCTGCTAATGCTATTGGCGCGGAATCCAACTTATCAAACTGGGCGGGTGATTACGTCACGGGTATGCTGGGTAAAGGCCAAGCACTTGCTGCTGCTCCGTATCAGGCTTACGGTGGCCCTTTGACTGCGGGTCAATCTGCTGGTCAAACCGCTGCTTTTGATGCCTCTGCTGGTTTAAACGTGCCTACCTCACAGATGGGTGCATTCACTCCGCAGACCTTCACGGCTGACCAAGCACAGAACTACATGAATCCCTACCTCTCCGCTGCCCTTAACCCGCAGATGGAAGAGATGCGCCGTCAGTCTCAGTTAAACCTACAGCCCAACATGGCTAAATTAACTCAGGCAGGGGGGTTCGGTGGTTCTCGTCAAGCTTTGTTGGAGAGCGAATCCAACCGTAACCTGCAAACACAACAAAATGCAGAGTTAGGCAAGGGCTACCAAACGGCTTTTGACAAAGCTATGGGTCAGTTCAATACGGAGCAAAACAGAGGTCTTGAGTCACAGAGAGACACTAACGCCTACGGTCTCCAAGCCTTGCAGAAACAGGCTGATCTTGGGGGTCAGCAACGCGCTATTGAGCAAGAAGGTATTACCGCAGACAAAGCGCAGTTTGAGGAAGAGAAAAAAGACCCGTATAAGAAGATTGAATTCCAGAAAGCATTGCTAGAAGGTCTTCCGGTTCAAGCGCAGTCTAACAACTATCAACAGCCTAGCGCCCTTGCGTCACTGCTTGGTGGGGCAAGTAATATGACTGATCTGTATAAACTATTATTCCCCGATACTGCCTCCGTTACTACTGTTAAGAAATAAGGAACCACTATGAACGGTCAACCCAATCAAGGTATTGCCTCACTCACGGGTGGTATGGGTGGTAGTCCAACGCTAGGCGGCGCTCCGCAAACTCCGCCAATGCCACAAGGGGGCGCTCAAAAACCGCAACCCACGCCGCAGGGTGGGCTTCCTCCTGACCTGCTTAAAGCTCTTGCAATGGCAAGGGTTAAAAAGCTTCAGGATGCTGCCAAGAGAGACCTTGAGTTGAAGATGGCGCAGCAACAAGCCGCCTCTGGGGAAGACAAGAAGACTGTAGTCCAGCAGATGGAAGAAGGCGTTGAAAAAGGCGCAATGGACGAAATCCAGAAAACTTTGACAGAAAAGCTTTCAGGTGGCGTTCAAAAGGCAGCTCCACAACCCTCTCCTATGGCTGGTGGCATAGCCTCCGCTCCCGGTGCTAATCAAGCTGCTCAACCTGAAGCAATGGCTTCTGGTGGGATTGTTGCGTTTGATGAGGGTGGTGAAGCTAAATCTCAATTCCGATTGGATCGCCTTGCCAAAGAAGAAGAAGGCAAAGCAATTAACAAGCGCAATCAAGATTTGATTGAATTGCGTCAAGCAATGCAAAAGCAAGGTTTGGGTTATTTTGAAAGCGCAACGCCAGAAGAGAGGCAGTTATCTGAATCTAAAGTTGCTGCGTTAAAAAACGCTTATGAGTATTTGAAAGGCTATGATCCTAAAGCTGCCGCCAAACCTGCCGCAGTAAATCAACCGGCTGTGGCAACCGAACCGTTAAACGATAGGTTTGGTATTGGCGAAGGTGAACAAAGACCTCCGGCACAACGTCCTGCTGCTCCTGCTGCTCAACGTCCTGTTGCTACGCGTCCTGCCGCTACGCTTCAAAATGTAAGTAACGAACCTCAAGGTCTTGGCTCTTTGCTTCAATCGGAGCTTACAGCCAGCATTAAAGCTAATCCTGCTGACGCTAAAAAGGCTGCTCTTGAAGAATACCAGCGGATGGTTCCACAAGATCAAGGTCTTGTGGATCAGCGCAAGAAAGACTCTGACGCATTGAGGGCCGCCCTTGAGAAACAGAACGCCCCACTGGATTGGTCTGATCGTCTCAGTGCTATGGCACAGGGTGCTATGGGTGGTGTGCGTGGTGGTAGTAACTGGATATCTGAGGGTGTCGCTGGTGGCGCAAAGCTTCGCGGTCTGGAGGCCTCACATGCTGCCAAACAAGCAGAGAACTTGGGCGTCCTTAAGGGCATGAGTGAAGAAGATTACAACCGCGACATTGCTTTGAAAGAGAAGCTCTATGGCGTTGGCAGCAAGGCTTATCAAGAGGCTGTGAAGGCCCGTGAAGAATACCTGAAGACCGGAGCGCATCTGTTCAATACCCAAGAACAGACAAAGACGGAACGTGAGAAGATGAAGTCAATGGAAAGGATTCATGCTTCAGATAATGCTGCAAGGGCGGCGCTAGCAAAACTACCTGCCGCAGAGGTTCAGCTTATTGAAAAACTTGCGTCATCAACGGGGAAAACTTTTGCCGAAGTTTATGCGGATATGTATCCTGCTGGCAAAAAACCAGCGCCTAAATATGATGCAAATAAAGCGGAGGATTTAAATAACTTTATAATGTCGAATACGTCTGCCGCTAAAAAAGACCCAGCTATAGCGGCTCAAGTAGAAAGTGCTAAAAAACAACTTAGTGAAATGCGAGGTTTAACTTCTGCCGTTCCGCAAACCTCTAATGCGAAAGCTCCGAAATTTTTGGGATATGAATAATGCCTATAGCCCGTTTCGAGATGCCAGATGGCAGGGTTGCTCGATTTGAAGTTCCTGCCGGATTAAGCCCAGAAGATGCTCAAAATTTAATTTCATCATCTTTTGCAAATAAACAACCAGACGCTCCGCTAGAAAGAACTTTTGGTGAAGCTGCCAAAGATATCGGTGCTGGCATCACATCTGGCGTTGGTTCTTTGGTTCAATTGCCGGGACAGCTTTATGGGTTAGCTACTGGTAATTTTGAAGACACCGGACTACTTGGCCTTGGTAAAAGCATTGCCAAATCCGGCGAAGAGATGAAATCTGAAGCGTTGAAACAGCGGGAAGCTCAACGCTCACAAAGGATTCAAGAGGCAGAAAAGAAAGGGCAATGGGAAGCCTTTAAGACTGCTGCCGGTGAAACCATCAAAGACCCCGCTCTGTTAACCAGTTTCCTTGCTGAACAAGCTCCTCAGATGATTGTCCCATTTGGCGCTGCCAAGGTGGGTAAAGCCTTAACAATGGGTAAAGGGCTGGGTGCTGGTCTTGCTGCGGAAGAAGCCGCTCAAGCGGCTGGCACAACAGGAACTCGTGCGGCTATTGGTGCAGGTGCGGTTCAACAAGGCGCGGACATTGGGACAGGCACATATGAGAACGTCTATAAAACCTTGGTGGATAAAGGCACTCCGCAAGAAGAAGCTAAGAGCCAAGCTTTAAACCTAGCCCGTGCTTCAGGTGCTTCAGGCGCAATAATTTCCCTGTTAGCCCAGAAACTGCCCGGAGCCAAGACTCTGGAAGAATCTTTTGCTGGGGTTCCCGGCACCACAGGTCGTTTGCTAGGCGCTGCAAAAGGCGCTTTGGGCGAAGCGACCAGTGAAGTGGCTGAAGAAACGGGCGGTAAGTTCGCCCAGAACGTGGCGATGCGACAGGTCAGCCCAGAGCAGGAACTGACCCAAGGCTTGGGCGCTACGGCAGGTATGGCGGCAATTGGTGGCGCTGGCTTTGGCGGCGTGGCTGGAGGGCTTAGAGCGCCCCAAGAAGCCCCGCAACCGGTTCAGGCTACCCAACCCTCACCCATAGTCCCAGAAGCGCCCCAGATCGATCCTGACAAGTATAGGAGCGCAATTGAGCAGCTTCGCGCAAACATTCCAGAGGCTGGGATATCTGATGCCCAAAAGATTGCCGACATCTTCAAGACTGCCGGTATCCAAGATGAAGCAGAGATCAGCTCCTACGTCAAACAGGCCACAGATAATGGGGACATAAAAGCTCACATAAGCCCGTTCTTTGATGTCAAAAATGCGGATGGAACCACCCTGTTTCGGACGACTGAACAAGCAATTGCTGACAAAGCAGCAGAGCGTTTAAACGCTGAAGAGGCGAATAAAGCCTCTGTCGTCCCTGTTGAAATAACCACTTTGAGGAACAATGCCGGGTATCCGCCCGGTTATGACATCAAGCAAGGGCTGTTTAAACAGCAGGGGTTTGATATTGTCTCCGGGGATACCGTCCTGTCGCCCAAGCCCATGTCTATGGACGAGGTGGATCAAAAGGCCCAGCGTCTGGCTGAGATTAGGAAGGACGGGATTAAGGGTATCGACAAGGAGGTCAAAGGGCTTCAGGCGAAGACTGACCAGAACAATCTGTCTGTGGAAAGCATGGAGGCAGAGGGTCAGGCCAATACCCCTGAATATGCAACCCTGTCTCAACAGGTAGCCCAAGACAACCTTGCGATCCAAAAGAGCATTGAAGAACTGACCGCCAAGAAGACATCTTTCACTGCGCCTTTGCTGGTTAGGCCAGCAAAATCTTCTGACGAAGGGTTTACAGTCTTTCAGAACGGTAAGCCGCTTTATTATTTTCCGACACTGGAACAGGCAGAAGAAACAGTTGATGCCGCGCCAACTAGTGTCCCAACGCAGGAAGCCATAGCCGCCAAAGAATCCCTTCGTCAAACCCTTCTGCCTTTTATGAAGCAGGTAGGACTAGAAGGAACGGGTCTGCGGATCATGGACTCTATCGAGAGCGCACAGGGTTCTGGGGATGGTTACTACGCTCAGAACCTGATTGCAATTGCGTTGTCAGCCCCCAATCCGATGGCAACCCTGCGTCACGAAACGATCCATGCCTTGAAGGAACTGGGTGCTTTCACGGATCAGGAATGGAAGCTTCTTGAATCCACAGCCAAGAAGGACTGGATTAACCGCTTTATCAAGAACCGCAATACCCAAGATGGCAAAAGCCTTTACGAGGCTTACAAGGCGATCTACCTACAGGACAAGGGCAACTTGGAAGGTTTCGACAGCTACATCACCGAAGAAGCCATTGCTGATGCGTTTAAATACTTCAACGCCAACGGCACTCCGCCCGGGATGCTAAGTCGGATATTTGCCAAGATCAAAGCTTTCCTTGAGTCCCTTGGCAATCAATTCTCAGGGCTTGGCTTCCAGACCTCTGATCAAGTGTTTAAACGGGTAGAGATGGGTCAGATGCGCCCGACTCGGGCTGCGCCTGAAGGCAATGCTCCGCGCTATGAGGGTGTGGAAACTGGTGAAGCTCCCCGCTTTTCCTTAAACATAGATGACTCCGGCGACAAACGACCCTTTGATTTAAAGGGCGTCCGTATCTACGAGAAAGAGCTTGAGGATATCGTTAAGAACATAGGCAATCGTATTGCAGGTCTGACCAGCGGTAAGACCCTTGCTGACGTTCGTGCTGGGGTTAAAAAGCTCCAGCAGTATGCGGATGATGGCATCCAAGGTGCCGAGTGGTATGAGAAGTCTGCCAAGGCAGTGCTTGATGTCTTCAATCAAGACAAAGTCTTGGCTGAGAAGTTCTTCCAGATCATTGCCATTACATCGGCGGCTACTGAAGTCAAAGCTAACTTCACCATGACGTATAACGCTTGGAAACAAGCCGCCGAAGGTAAGCCAATCAAGGTGGCAACGGAGCAAAAGAATAAAAGGATATCCGATCTTTTGAACTTTGGTATTGATTGGGAAGGCCGTAAAACCAATACCTTCTATTTGAACCTGATGGAGGCAATGGAAGGCAAGGACTCAGGCCGCTCTACTATCGACCTGCACATGACTCGGATGCTGTTCAACAGAGATGCCCCGACAGATGCTCAGTATGAACTTGCTGAGAAGATGGTCAGGTTACTTGCCAGCAAGGTCAATGTCCCTCCCAGACAGATACAGGCTGCTTCATGGGTTACCCAGAAAGCCAAGGGCTTGTTTAAACAGTTTAGGGAAAAAGGGCAGCATAAGAAAATGAACGATGAGCAACTGCGCTTCCTTTGCTTTGAAAGGGCGTTGGGTGATTATGCTTATTCGTTTAAAGCCAAGGGGGTCACTTCGTTACCGTCTACCCCTGCGTTGCGTGAACCGTCCGCAGAGATTCGCGCAAGGACTGAGATCATTACCGGAGAAGCTATCCCGTCAACCAAAGGCGAGATGGTTCAGATTTCTGAAATGGTTTTTAAGGAAAAGCTTGAATTCAACAAGCAGGTAATCAAAGAAAAGACCGTTGAAAAAATTGCCGACATACTTGGGCTGAAAAGCACCATACGCGCATCTGAAGGAACGGGCGGTTACGCCAGCGCTGTATCCCCTAACATGATTGTCAGGATCGTCAACTTCAACCCAAAGGTTGCCAAGGCTGACGCTCAGACGTTGTCTGACGCAATGTCTTATGTCTTTCAACAGGATGCTACGCCGTTCTTCCGCGCAGACCCCAATGCCACCGGGCAGCTTGGGTATCGTATACAGTTTAAACCTGCTAACCTAACCATTACCCAAGAGAAGAAGCTGTTTAAAGCTTTGCAAGAAGAGTTGGGAACTGAAGCTGGATATTCTAAAATCAAGAGCAATGAATTCATCTTGATTAATTACCGTGGCGATGACGGCAAACCATTCTTGATGGATGATGCGTCGTTTGAAGCTGCGCTGGTTAAGTTTAGAGACAAGGCACAGGCCATTGTTGGCGTAGAGAACTCAAGCGCTTTTGGCGCAGAATCGGAGTATAGATATTATGATTGGGAAAACGAAGCCACAGGAAAGACTCTTGTCAAAAGCATTCAAAATGGCAGACCCGACAGACCCGATATATCAGCAGGGCTGGATAGCCTCCGTAAATCCTTCGTTGATGCGGCAAGGACAGCCGTTGAAAAAACGGGAGTCAAGCCAAAGTTCCAGCTCACAGAAGCCGAACAACCAGAAATAAAAGCCCGTATCAATGTTGACGGGGTGATGCGTCCGACCCGCAACAGCAGGGGTGCTTTTATTGCCACTACCCCAGAGGGTATTCAGAACTTCTGGCGGTGGTTTGGCAACTCCATTATGGTAGACAGCAAAGGTTTCCCAAGGGTAATGATGCATGGGACAGCCCGTGACTTTGAACGCTTTATGCCTAAACAGGCTGAAGCCATCTTTGTAACAGACGAACCATTCTTTGCTCAGAACTTCTCTCAGTTATCCGAAGATTGGATTTCCAAGAACTACGATGATCCATCTGTTGGCCTGACGGATGAAGACATTAAAGACGCCAAACGCGAAACCCTTAGCAAGATGGACGATCTGACTCGGCGTGAATACGGTCTAAACATGAAGACCGATCCCCAGAAGTTTATTGAATATGGTATTGATGAATGGCGAACCGCTGTCCTCAATCGCGCAGAGACTAGGGCAAACACAGTCCCTCTGTATGTGAAGCTTGAGAATCCGTTTAACTATCAAAACAAAGATCATGTGAAGAGGGTTGTCGATGAGATGACCAAGGATTGGGGTGGCAATACCCATAAGTTTGAAACAGATACTCTAAATCTGATAGAGACAACGATCTCCAAGAAGCAACTGGATGGCTATCTGTCGATGGGTGATTGGGGTTACATAGAACACCCAGAGACAATTGCTGCAATCAAGAATCTAGACTTCGACGGCATCACCATGCGAGAAGACATGGCGGATAAGAACTATGCCGTGTTTAAACGCACTAATGTGAAGTCTGCGGTGGGTAACCTCGGTGCTTTCGGTCAGCGTAAATTAACGCAGGAAGAGCGTAAAGCGGAAGGCAAAAGAGAAGGCAGAACTATCACCGCCAAAGAAGCCAAGATAAGACAGGAAGAAGGTTACATCCGGTATTCAATCAGTTCCCCAGAAACTCCAGCGTTTAAACGCTGGTTCAAGGACAGCCGGGTGGTTGATAAAGACGGCAATCCGCTGGTCATGTATCACGCAACCAAGACGCCGGAAGAGGGCGCTGACCTGTTCAGCGTGTTTAACAAGTCAGACGATGGCAAGTTAGGCCAAGGCATTTACACCACGGCGGTGGAGAAATACGCCGAGAGTTTTGCCCCCGATGGGGTGGTGATGCCGCTTTGGATTTCTATCCAGAATCCGCTATACCTCGACCTGACCGCATCAATCCAAAAAGGCATAAGCGCAAGGGACATCTTGCGTTCAAAGATTGCCGGTGAAGAACCGTCTAGGGAAGTGGACTATCTGAGGTTGGATGGCAATGGCTCCAGAGAGATCAGCAACAGTTTAAACGCTGAGATACAAGCCATCACCGGTAAGCGCATGATGGATATGTCTGGGGCTTCCATCAAAAGGGCGTTACAAAAGGCTGGCTATGACGGGATTATTGTCAGAGATGTTGATGGTAATTTCGTGGAGGTCAATGCCTTTGATCAAACGCAGATCAAGTCTGCCATCGGTAACCGTGGGACATATTCGGAGTCTAACAAAGACATCCGGTATTCCATCAATTCCCCAGACACACCTGAGTTTAAACGCTGGTTTGGTGACAGCAAGGTAGTGGACGAGGGCGGTAAGCCGCTGGTGGCGTATCACGGAACCACTTCTTCGTTCAATGTGTTTGAAACAAAGCAAGTCCAGCTTGGCAAGCCGCGCAGAAAAACAAATGCCGGTGAGTTGGGGTCGTGGTTTGCTGCTCCGTCCACTAAAGAATACGACGAAGGAAATGCGGAATATATAGCCTCGTCTTTTACAGAAGATACTTCTCCTTCCGCTAAGTTAGATGACTACAAAACGGGGGCAAATGTCATGCCCGTTTATTTGTCTATAAAAAACCCATATGATGCTGGAGATTATGAATCTCTGATGGATGACCGCGATGAATATGGTTCGTGGAAAGCGTTGAGAAAGCATTTAGAAAGCGAAGGATACGATGGTATTGTTATCTATGGCAGTGACACTGATGGCAATGTGATCCGTGATGATTGGGTTGCGTTTGAACCCACTCAAATCAAATCGGCTACCGGCAACCGTGGCACGTTTGACGAGAATAACCCTGACATCCGGTATTCCATACGCGATGCCTTCGATGCCGATTTCAACGCCAACTTCGGACAGGCTGGGAATGATGCGCTTAACCGCGCCACCTATGTTCGCCAAGAGAAGGGGTTTGCACAGCGCATAGCTGAAGCAATCTCTCCTGATAGCGTTACAGCTATCCGCCAGAAGCTGCTCAATAAATATGAAGCCGTTGAGCGTCTCAGCAAGATGGTTGCAGCCGATACAAGGCCGGGATTCTTAGGGGCTAAAGAGCTTCTCGCGGATGTCTCTGCCAATGCTGCTGCGCTTCAGGCTGACCGCGCAGCAGGGGTTGCTGCCGAAGCCTTGATGAACGGTATACCGGTCTATGAAAATGGCTACACCAAGGTCACTGACATGGGTGGCAAGGTTAAGGGCTTGATCCCTATCCTTGAACCGTTACTCAAGAAATACCAGAGTCCTAAAATCTTGCAGATGTTCCAGTTCTACAGTGCTACGCGTCGTGGTATCCGGCTGTATAGCGAAGGCAGAGAGCGCGTCTTGACGCCAGCCGACTTTGCTTTGGGCAAAGCCTTTGAAACCAAATATCCTGAATTCAAGACTGCCTATGATGAGTATCAGAAGTTCAATGAAGGGCTGGTCAAGTTCCTGATTGATACCGGCGTTCTGTCTAAAGCGATGGGGGCTGAGTGGACTAAGTATGGAGACTACCTCCCGTTCTATCGCCAAATAGATGGCGAAACAACCGTTGGCCCAAAGATGTTCCAGAACCTTTCCGGCGTTAAGATAACACCCGAGCTAAAGGGTGGTGACGCACAGATCGGTGACTACCTTGAGACAGTGGTCAGGAATACTCGCTCTGCCATTGAGCAGGGCATGAAGAACGTGGCGGCGCAGAGAGTTGTGCGGGATGTGATGCGTTTAAACACGCAAGGCATGAACGACATGGGCCGGAAGCTACAACCCCATGAGAAGGGTGGCTCTGATGTTGTGACCGTCCGCGAGAATGGCGATGATGTTCGCTATCGGGTTGCAGACCCCTTGCTGGTGGAGTCCATGAAGTCCCTGCATAACATGGGGATCAATAGCTTCTGGACGCTCATGTCTTACCCGACCCAGTTGTTACGGAATTTGGTTACCAAAGAACCCAGCTTCATCCTTGCCAACCTTGCCCGTGACTCCATGCAAGCATGGGTTACGTCCGGGGTCTCCATGACCCCTCTCGTTGACACGTTTAAACAGTTTGGTAAGGTCTTGGCTAATCAATCCCCAGAAGCCAAAGCTCTCAGGGCCGCAGGTATCGGCACGGGGTATGAGTTTTCAGGGGATGTTAAAGCAAGTGCCAAGGCGGTGGCTGATGCTTTAAACGACCGTGCTGGGATCAAGACCGGTTGGCAAAAAGCGATGTGGCCTGTCAGTAAGGTCTGGGATGCGCTGGATAAGGGTTCCAATGCGTCTGACTTGGCTACTCGCGCAGAGATATACAAGAAGGTTTTGGCTGAAACAGGCAACGAGGCAGAGGCAATCTATCAGTCCTTGGAGGTGATGAACTTCGGGCGGATGGGTTCCAGTCCCATGATCCAAGTGATCTCTGCCCTTGTTCCGTTCTTCAATGCGCGGGTTCAAGGCATGGATGTTCTCTACCGCGCAGGGTTTGGCAGGATGGCTACTCAAAATTCCAAAGCCCAGCACAAGGCATTCATGCATCGGGCGCTATTCATTGCTGCCATGAGTTCCCTGTATTGGTTCATGGCGCGTGATACGGATGAATGGAAACGCGCCAGCAAAGAGGTACGGGATAACTACTGGCTTATTGGCAATGTGAAGATACCGATTCCGTTTGAGATCGGCGTGTTGTTCAAGGTTGCTCCAGAGAGGATTCTTGAGGCCGCCTTTGGTAATGATACTGGGGGAGACCTTGCTGAATCTGCTCTGCGGAATATTATTTCAACGCTGAAGATCAACCCTGTTCCTCAAGCGTTCTTGCCAATATTGGAAGAATCAGTCAATTATTCCTTGTTCACAGGGATGCCTATTGTCGGCAGAGGAATGGAGAACGTCGCTGCTCCGTATCAAAGAAATTCATCGACCACAGAGCTTTCAATCATGTTGGGTGACCAGCTTAATCTTTCGCCTATCAGGATTGACCATGTTCTCTCGGCCTATACAGGCAGCATGGGAATGTATATGGCTCAGATGATTGGCGCTGTGATTAACACCGTCAGCGAGGAGACCCGTCCTGCCATGAGCATAGAACAGACCCCCGTCCTTAAGAGGTTCTTTGCTTCAGACAAGGCAGGAGGCACTATCGACGCTTTCTACTCGCTGAAGAAGGAGGTGGATGTGGTGGTGAGAACGCAGCATGAGCTACAGAACCGTGGCAATCCAGAGCAATACGCAGAATACATGGAGAAGAACGGTCAGCTTCTGGGTCTAAAAGGACTAGTGTCAAGCATCGACAAGCAGTTAACTAACTTCAGAATGCTGCGTAACAAGGTTCAGTTCTCTTCGCTTGATCCGCAGGAAAAGCGGGAGACTTTGGACAACATCCGCTACGCTGAGATTGCCATCACAGAGAACATCAAAGAGATCAAGAAGAACGCTCTCCAATGATCTCCTTGACCTGCTGATACAGGTCAAGCTCTGACCCATACCTGCGTTCAAACTCCTTCTTCCAAGGGTGTCTGGACGCAGCGTAGTCATTGTTCACCCCTGACCGGTGGTGCGTAGGACACAGGGGGATGGTGTGGAAGTCGTCAATCCTCTTACCGCTCTTGGTAAGGTGGTGGATATCGGGCTGGGAAACAACGCCATACTCGTTTAAACAGACTATGCAACCCATGTCGGATAGGGCGTTAAACCACGCTTTGATCTTCATCCTGATCCTCTACATACTCATCGATCTCAGCCAGTATTTCCTGCCACAGGGGTTTCCTACCCAGCTTTGCTTCTAGCTCCTCAACCTCTCTGCTTAACCTGTCTATGTTAGATTCATTCATCATAACCCCGTCCTATTTAAGCTCCAACGCCAATTTCGTAAGACTTTTCTATAATGCCTTTTAGTGGGTTACCTACAACCGCGCTATTAACCCATATGTTACCTTTTGGTAAACGACGTATATGACCTCTACGCAAATGCTGTCTAGGGCTGGAATGAGTTCCGCCGAGACTATCCCGCCGACCAGATACTTCGCCGGATATGGTTAATACACGCGTCTCATACATTGGAAGCTTTCCTTGCCTAGCGCGTTTAGCTTGTTTGGCAACGTCTATTTTTTCTAAAGGTTCAGTTGATACATTCCCACAAGTCAATGCCTCGCACATTTCTAAAACTGCGCTAACCTCATCGGAGATATCATCGGTAAGCATTCTGTGAGCTTTGTCATCGCCCACCTTTTTTCTTAAAAGATTAATTGCCGTTTCATCAACGGTAAATGGATATCCAGATATGTTTACCCTGCCATCTTTGCTAAATGTTTCTTTCTCTTCCCAATCAAGAACAAAACCTAATGGTTGCGGCAACCATTTAGAAAATGTTGAAATGTAATTAACAACACATAAATCTATTACATATTTTTCCCCAACCTTTCTTTCTGACGCTAACGCAAAACGCTTTGGGCATATTGCTTGATATTCAATTCCATTTTCTGTAAATGTTGGTTTTTGATGAACATAATATTCAATCGTTATAACTGGGTATGGTAGCCTTACCTTTTTACCAAACAACCCTTTCAAGTTGTCATTTAAAATTCTTCCGTTATCCGGCAAAGCAAAGTGAACCGCGTCTTTAATCATGTTGAAATACATTTCCGCAGCCTTGTGCGGACGACCAATTTTCTTGGCTTGATCAACCCAATTCTTCATATCTCTTTCTACCTGCGCCGCATAATTTCGAGCCGTTATCATATATACCCCGTTTAAACGCTCAAGTGTTCGACGGCTTCCCGGCAGAAATCCGGGGAGTATTTTGCGTAGACACGTTCGGTAATCTGGGTATTCCGGTGTCCCAAGATTCTGGCGATCTGAGCCATCGGCACGGACTTCTGGGCAAGCTGCGTAGCCACTGTGTGTCGCAGGACATGGGGAGTGGCTTTAAACTTAGTCCGCCTCATGGCGGTCTTCCATTGCTCGTCGATGCATTTGACCTTCAGAACCCTGCCAGAGACCCCTCCCAGACCCTTCAGGAAGGCCCGTAGCGCACTGGACATCGGCACAATGCCCCTACCCTTCATCCTGTGGGCTAGAGGCGCTGTATGGTCGTTAAAATCAATTATGTTGGCTTTGAAATCGATCTGATCCCAGCGCAGTTTCAGGATGGCGTCTTTCCGCTGACCTGTCATCAATGCGATACGGGTGAACTTGTCCAGCTCTGGGTTCTTCTGGGTCTGGGAAAGCAGGATGATAATGTCCTCCTCAGTGAAGAACTGGGAACGCGGGGGCGGAGAAGGCAGTTTTTGAAGGATGGGCAGAAAGTCTATATTGCCCCGTTTAAACGCGTATCTCAGGGCGGATTGCAGGACGCCTAGCTCTCGGTTGATAGTTCCCGCCGTTACCCCGCGCTTGTTGATGTAGTCCTGCACATGGGCGGAGACCTCCCGTATCCCGTGTTTGCCCAGTTTGCGAAGTTGTTTGACCGCAAGTAAAGACCGGCGTCTGGAGATAGTGTGAACAAGGTGTTCTGAGTATTCATTCAAGACAGTGTTGATATTCATTTCAGCGCCATCCCAATCAGCACACCAACCATCAGACCGACCGCAAACCCGATGCCGATCCACCCATTCTTTCTATAGTCATGCTTGTTAATACGATCCTGCAAATCCATTGAATGCAGCAAGGCCTCACTGCGTAGCATAGACGACCGGTTGTATGCCATTTCCATTTCTTCTGAAGTCATTTCTTCTCCTGTTCAAAATCTGGGTTAATGATTAATTTATACGGGCCGCTAACCGACAAGCCATCGCTACCCTTATCAGTCCAACAGACTTCTTCTCCGGCCTCTATCAAACAATTGCCATAATCTACTGCTTTTTTAAACGTGCTGAATGTCCCAAGTAGTTCTTGTATACCAGAAGAAGTCTCTAAAGACTCCAAGTCATAAGCCTCCATTACAAGCTTCATTTCTTCTCCTTGAGTGCTGCGTTCCACCCTGTCACGAACGTCTTATACATCGCCCCTTCTAACGGGTAAACGTGAGCGGTCTTCTGCGGCATCATCTCCTCGCAGTATTTCTGCCACGCGTCTTCGACTGTTCCCCGTTCTTTCAATAGCTTTTCGTAGTCCTGCTCTGATGCTATCAACGCTGCTTCAAGCACTTTGATTCTTGCTGCTTGCTCGTCGTAGTTCAGTATTGGTTTACTCATTGTTTCTCTCCTTAAGCATTGAGTTCGCTATCGTTTTCGCATCCGCGCATCGCTGTTTAAACTCATCCTCCGTTTCATCTGGGTAGCGGAACATAAGCAACTTTGTCGGCTTCAACGCAATTAACTTTTCACGCTCTTTCGTCCAGCTTTTTATTTCAATCACGGCTTGTTCAAGTGACGCTTGAGTCAGGTTCATCTTCCACCCCTATCCCGTGTGCTTGTTCAATTGCTCTTGCAAAATCCCACCAAAATTTTCCAGTATTAAGCGGCACCGAATAATATATTTTTTCAATCTGTTCCTGCGTCAGCGGCATCTGTTTAAACTTCTTTTCGTATTCATTTCGCGGATCAAGACCACCATCTGAAACAATGTCTGAATACGTTGACTGCAAATGTATCTTGGTCATGTGTTTTTCTCCCGCAGCTTGGCTTCAATGGCGCGATAAATGTCTTCGGTTTTGTATGTACCCATAAGCTGGGTTTTAATTTCGTGGTGCAACTTCGTTATCTCATCTTCAGTCAGCGCAACCCACTGACGCTGTTGTGTGGACGATTCTCTGAAGCACTTGTCAAAGTAATCCTCGTACATCTTCTTTATTTCGGGATGCATTGGCTCCTGCGATGGCTGTGCTGCGGGTGGAGCGGTGTAAAGCGGAACACAAGGATAATTACCAAATTCTTCCTTGTAAAAGCCAACATCACTGTCACTCATCCACGCCACAGGTTCCTGTTCCGCAACTGTTAAGGATTCCTTTTCACCCTTTCTGATTGCGGCGTCCTTACGCAGCGCCGAAATTATCTCAACGTAGTCACCCTTAAGCCCATCAAGGGCTTGCTCAACTGCATACGCAAATTTTCTCCTGTCGTTCAGTTCCTCTTTTGCTTCCGCTAAATGCTCACAAGTCCGGTCGAACACTTTCTCCCAATTTTCAGCTTCGCCCTTCAGCCGCACAATCTCGGCTGTTGCACATATCGGGCAGAATCCATCCGCACAAGCCGTTTCCTGTTCATATAAATCGTGGTTACACTCATCGCTCATTTCAACACCTCCGCCGCTTTCAGTTCGCACGTTTCAACGTCAAACGTGAGCTTCAGATTTGGTGTGCCATTAAAATGCACAGCAGGAGATACTGCGTAAATAGTGGCGTAGTAATGCTCCGCCACATCCGGCTTTGGCTCGGGCTTGATGCGGAATTTTGTATCTTCAAGCCATTTTGGATTTTTATCATCTGCCCAGCGGCACATAATCGCGTCGTAATACTGTATCTCCGCCCCATCTGCCCATTTATGAATCAAGTCTGCGTGTTTGTGTCTCATGTCATCTCCCAAAGTAACACCAGATATATGCGAACACAGTGACTAGCACCGCGCCACACGCAACCCCATCCCGCACACCTTCACGGTAGGCGATCTTCCTGTGGCGCAGCACCTTGTCCCATTCTTTGTCGTCCCAGAAGTCCAACATTACTTCTTCTCCTTCGTCTTGTGTATCTCAGCTTGGTATCTGTTCCACGCCTCGGCCAACTTCACATCAGCACCTTTCCATTCACGCAGCGCAGGTTGTGTGCTTTTTTTGAAGAAGTTCTTACGCTGCCGGATATACTCAGTCAGCACCTTGAACAACCGTTCTTCTTCGCGTGTCATATCGCCCCTACCATCTTAGATACCCACTTCACATACAGCACCAGTAAGATCAGCGCATTGACCGACAGGAACGCAAGCAAACAACAGGTTCCAAGAAATTTAAGTGTGTCCTTCATTTCCTTACCCTCTCCGCTTTATCCCGCGCTTTCTTCTCCGCCAACACCTTGACCTCATAACCCCTCATGCGGCGTTTAAACGCATCAATTAGTGTGTGCGTCACCGCGCCTTTATACTTGTGTGTCATGTCAATTTTCATTTGGAACCTCGTTAACTTCCTTAACTTCCGCTGAAATAGGCTTCGTGTTTTCTCTGGCAATTGCTGATATCTCTTCGTTGATCATCTGACTAAATGATCGTCCGCTGGGAAACATCATCTTTCCTGCGCTAGAGTTCTTGGTGATTTCCATAGCGGCGTCGAGGGCATCATTCCAGCCACTGGTATAGTCATTACCGCCAGCCATACGCATCAGAATGCCTTCTCTCACAGCTTGACTAACAGGCATACGATTCTTCCGCGCAAACACCTTGAGGTTGGCTCGTTGCTTGATGGGCATATAAACCATCAACGGGTGAACATTCTTAAAACGGCTCATCATCATTTCTCCACTTGTCATATTCCACGATCATCTGATCGAATAGTTTTTGTGCCTCTTTATTGCCGTTCAATTCAGTGCGAGATTTGATTCCACAGGTCTCGTATAAATACTCCGTAGCAGTCTTCTCGTTAACCTTCACAGGCAGATTCACACCATCGATCAACCACTGGTGGAACCTGATATCCCTGCAAAGTATTCCGGCCTGTTGCGTCCTGCTCTTGTATCTGACCGGCTGCTCATCGTCGTTTAAACGCACCATAGCAATCATGTATCTAGCCCCGACAAAATCCCGCAACAACTCTTCTGGGATTTCGTCGGGATGAATCTTCAGAGTGAGGACAAAGCCAGTGGCGTCCTGCTTGAGAGCCACCTTCACTGTCTCAAACTGCATTGCGCTCATCAGAAGAACTCGTCATCTTCTTTAGTTGCAGTCTTCTCTGACCTGTAGTTGGGGTCAGGCTTGAACGTGTTAACCGACAACGACAGCCAACTGATACCGCTGGCACCCGTCTTCTTCCAGCCAGACAGCTTGACCAACACCTTGCCGTCGTTCACCTCGACGGTAGACAGGTCAACCAGTATCTCGCCGTGGTAGTCCGGTGACATCACAGCGGTCTTGGTCTTTGCCGCAAACAGCGACCCGAAATTCGGCTTGTTCTCAAACTTAGGACGTTCCATTTTCTTTACCTTTCAAGGTGGTCTTCAATTGTTTAAAAAACTCCAACAAACCTGCATGGGAATTTGTATCGATCTTGCCAATCTTTTCCAACTCGACAAGGTTTGCTTTCCACAGGCTGGACAACTCTGCCGGTGTCTTGACAGCGTTACCCCATTCCTTCATCTTGTGAATGAACAGAATTTGGGATTCATCCAGTGACCGTGCTGGCTCAACCGGCTTTTCAACCGGCTTTTCTACCGGCTTGGCCTTCACTTTCTCTTCCTGTGCAACAGCATCGACCGCGTCATGCTCCACAATCTCCAGCGCCAGCAGCCACAGGTAGCGCCGCAGGTAGGTGTGTGTTGCACCCAAGGACTGAATGGCCTGACCCTTGGCGTTCTCAGCATTGACAATCGGGGTCTGGAAACTGACCCAAGTGGAGTCTTCTGTGTCATAGACGGTCAGGACTGCAACGTCCGCAAACGACACGACGCCACACAACCCGACCTCGTTGAATATCTTGTGGACTTGGGGAATGAAATCCCCCAGCTCAAAGTATTCAAAACCGGCGAACTTGTTCTTGCCAGACTTGTTAAGCTGGGTATTCACCAGCCGGTAACGAGCTTCTTGCAACTTCTTATAGACTGTCATTTTCTTCCTTCCATTGACTGCACCATTGGTTGACTCCGCAGTAATTGCCGGAGCATCTGATTGCTTCGCCCTTCCTTGTTTCGACAAACCCCTTCTCCACTTCCGCCCTTGCTTGGGCTTCAACCTCGTTATCAAAGACCTTGATAGCTGTCTTCCTGCCTTCCTTCTTGACTGCATAGGTGGTGCTGCGAATCCACCGATCCTCGTCTGTGCAACGCGGTAGCTCATCTTCCATGTCGATAGCGACCTTGCCATCGTTGTGATGACCAATCCGGTCAAGAATGAATTGTTCTGCTGTCTCCTGATCCCAAACAGGCAGGTTGACCATGTGGACGGGTGACTGCGGGTAATCGGGCTTCACAAGCGCCTCTCTGCGGCTCCAATCCCGAATGAGGGCCACTATCTGCAAACCCGCAATGGGACGCGCCTTGACGCGCCTGACCAGCCACGCATACATATTTAGCTGCTGCTCCCATTCGGGCTTCTCCTGACGGACTGCCCACGCGGATGTGAACTTGTAATCCGCCAACACCAGACCATCGGGCGTCTCGCGCTGGATATCGATAGCGCCCGACATCGTGACGCCGTTGATCTCAGTGAAGAGGCGTTCTTCGGTAGTGTGACCCTCGGCCTGACCGCGCTCTGCCACTACGTGCAAGGCAGAACCCAGCAACTGCCACAGCATGTCTGAGACATCCGTCTCCATCTCTTCTACGTGCTGCTTGCGTAGCCTCTGAACGCGAGGCGGAGAGATTAACTCGGTGACAGAGTAGTCAACCTTGCCCTTGCTGTAGTAGTCTCTCGTCGCAAGAGCGACTAATGTTTCGGGAACATTGTGTTTGTTTGTGATCTTCAATGGAGACTCCAGTGGTTAAGAAAAAAGATAATAGCAACAGCATGAGAACAATGCAACCGCTTTTATTCAAAATATTTGGTGAACCTGCATCGAAGGCGAACTCCCGCAGGATCGTGCGCTATGGCGGGATGTCTCGGATGATCAAGTCAGCCAAAGCCCTGAATTATGTTGATGTGTTTAAACAGCAGGTCAGTAGCTCATACCATGAGCCACTTGTCGGGGATGTCTCGGTGACCATGACCATCTGGTATGCCAGCCGTCGCCCTGATTTGGATGAATCCCTGATCCTCGACCTGCTACAGGACGTTGCTTACCTGAACGACCGGCAGGTCAAGGAGAAACACATCTTTTGGGGCGGGGTAGATAAAGAGAACCCGCGCTGTGAAATCATGGTGGCGCAGCTCGTCCCGGGATGAGTGATGGTGCGTTTAAACGTTCATGCATACTAGGGGGCATAAATGAAAACGCCCCAGTGAAGGGGCGTTCTCGACCGGTTGGGAGAGAGGAGCGGAAACCGGTCATCGTTTGGAGGCTCAATTCCATTGGACAGGCTTAGATTACTTGTATTCATTTCCCGTGTCAATCATAATGAGAACGTTCTCATTTACGGAGGCTCGACATGGAATGCTTTGGCTGTAGCGAAACCGCATCGATCACTTTGAGGGATGGACGCATCGTGTGTTCCAGTTGTCAGGCATGGCGGCTGGAATGCGAGGCGCGTCATGTGCTGACGCTACCGCATCGCAGGGAGTATCTAGACGAGATTAAGAAGAGGCGCGGGGACGAGGCATACCATGCCCTCAGAAACGAGATGGTGGCCCTACAGGAGGCCACCAGACGCGCCACAGAGCCATCTTCGGAGGACTTCGCATGAAGGTCACCCTCACTAACTACGAAATCTTCCTTGCTGCAATGGTGGGGGTTCGCCGCAAGATTGCTTCCAATGATTATTCCAAGGCTTCGACATTCATAGACCCGCAGGTCTGGTGGGGGTCTGACATCGAGAGTGCTTGCGCTGAGATGGCGGTAGCCAAGGCGCTCAAGATTTACTGGGATGGCTCTGTCAACACCTATTCAGCACCGGATGTCGGTGTCTTTCAGGTGCGTCACACCCCGATTCAACATGGGAAACTGATCATTCGGCCTAAAGATTCGGATACTGAGACATTTATTTTCATCGTCGGATCGTCCCCAGATTTCGAGATCATAGGCTACATGACAGGCAAAGAAGCCAAACAAGACAAGTACTTATCCGATCCTCACGGTAAAGCACCCTGTTGGATGGTGCCGCAGGGGGAGCTAACCCCATCATTTATGCTTTGACATTATTGGTTTCTGTTGATTATTATCCCTCTGCCTGTGAAAAAGACAGGTCTCCGTGATGGGAGAAATAAAGACCGCAGAACCCCTACGCATGGGTTTCGGTGGCGTCGAGCATTGGTCTTTTGCTCTCCATCACCGCGACCTGAAACCCAGCCGTAGGGGTTTTTTTATGGGTGATTCGGGGCCATGACCCAGCCCTCCCATCGGTGATGCGACCAAGGGAATAAACGGACTAACACTCTCCCGCGAGGGATAGCCTACGGTGTAGGTGGGTGGATGCGAAGCTGCATTAGTCAAGATAAACGAGAGCATCGCTTTACCCGTTACTGGGGTTTGGTTCTATCCTGATTCTGACCCCTGTATTTATTCAACAGCCAGAGGGGTCTTTTGTTATTATTAAAAACCCTCTACCTTTTGTTTCATAGGAGAATGCAATGAGAGATTGGAAAAAAGAATACCAGTTGCAGATAAAGCGGGGAGATGATGAAGGGCAACTGGAAAGACAAAAGGCCAGACGCCTCTATGACAAGAAGGGCATTGCCCGTAAGGGCAAAGACATTGACCATGTGGTGCCTATCAGCAAAGGTGGTTTGACAAAGGCAGGGAATCTCAGGCTTCGCTCGGTTGCGGCGAACAGGAAAGACAACAAGAAGAACTAGTGTCAAGGAGGCTCAATGAATCTCGCAGAACTCGTCCCGCTGATTCCCTTTGGCGGCAATGGTAGGTTCGTTTGTCCGTCGTGCAGTCCGCAACGCCGCAAGTCCAATCTGAAAGACCTCGCAGTTATTCGAACAGAGGATGCCCTGCTCTACACTTGCCATCATTGCGGCGAGAGCGGCGCCTATCCATTCAAGGAGAGAACTATCATGTCCGCCGTTCCAGTGGTGAAGTATGACCTACAGTCACAGCATCTAGAATTCCTGCGTCTCCGTGGTATCAGTCCTGAAACCGCAACCAAGGCAAAGCTCTTCGCGGCACAGAGATGGTTCAACCGTTTAAACGCTAATGCTGACTGCATCGCGTTCCCCTACTACTTGAACGGCAAGATGGTCTCCAGCAAATACCGGAGCATCAGCGCCAAGGACTTTACACAGGACGCAGGTGGATCACAAAGCTTCTGGGGAATCGATGATCTACAGGATGAACATCCTATCATCGTGGTCGAGGGTGAGATCGATGCGCTAACCCTGATTGAAATGGGCATACCGAACGTGCTGTCGGTGCCAGCCGGAGCGCCACTCAAGGTGGTCGAAGGCAAGGTCTCGCCGACTGAGGACAAGAAGTTTGCGTTTGTCTGGTCTGCCTTTGAGCGTTTAAACAAGGCACCTTGGGTCATCCTTGCTGTGGACAATGACCCTGCCGGTCATGCGCTGGCAGAAGAACTCGCAAGGCGGATAGGCAAGGACAAGTGCAAGCTTGCGAAGCTGACGCGTAAGGACGTTAACGAGGTTTTCCTGACCGACGGTGCAGACGCCGTTCACGAAATAATAAACAAGGCAGAGCCTTATCCGGTTCTGGGTATCAGCTCCGCCAAGGACTTCAGTGAGCGTTTAAACGACCTATGGACTAAGGGGACGGGTAAGGGTCTCAGCACAGGTTACTCATCGGTTGATCAGATATACACCGTGGTAGCAGGACAGATGACGGTTGTCACAGGTTACCCATCATCCGGCAAGTCAAACTTCGTTGACCAACTAATGGTCAATCTTGCCAAGTCTCAGGATTGGAAGTTTGCCCTCTGCTCCTTTGAGAATGCACCCGAGGTTCACATCTCCCGCCTGATTGAAATCTATTTAAACAAACGGTTCTTCGACGGCAGCAGCCGGATGAATGAGGACGAGTTTAAACACGGATACGAATGGGTGAACGATCACTTCCTGTTTTTGACGAGCGAGAGCAGTGAGCCAGCAACCATCGACTCCATCATGTCCAGAGCGAAGATCGCAGTAGCGCGGTTCGGTGTGCGGGGCATGGTCATCGATCCCTACAACTACATCGACAGGGGCAGAGGCACGAGCGAGACAGAAGAGATCAGCAACATGCTGACGAGGGTGCAGCAGTTTGCAAAGAGCGGCGGTGTTCACGTTTGGTTTGTGGCCCATCCCAGCAAGATCATACGCAGCGGCGTCGATCTGCCACGACCTGATGGCATGAGCATCAGCGGGTCAATGGCGTGGTGGGCAAAGGCAGATTGCGGTATCACAGTCCATCGTATCAAGACTGAGACGCAGATAGCGGTGTGGAAATGCAGGTACCGGTGGGTAGGAACAACAGGCGAATGTCTGCTGAACTACGACAAAGCCACCGGCACCTACAAGGAAGTCATGGATTACTTCTAATGTACTGACTTGTCGCAGGGCATCACAGCCCTGCGGCGAAGGTTCCAATTGTGCTGGAAAATACTCAGGCAAATAGTCTGAGCCGCGTCGATGTTAAGAGAGTGATCACTCGCCATCATGTGCGCTGACAAAGCAATCATCGTCTCGACCACATCGAAGGGGTCTTCCCTGATTTTGTCAGCCAGTAACGTACTCAACTCTTCTGCGAACTTACTCATAGCTGCCTCGCTTCTCTGGCTAGGTTCCTGCCCTCGCCCGTGCAAAGATACCGTGGATCAGGCTTGATGCCAACCCGCGTCAGGTCGAGGCGGTCAGCATCCCAGCAGGTCATCACGGTGATGTCGCTGTCCGATATCAAGCCATCGCTATGCGTTTGAATTGCGTAATGGAGGCAATCAAAATCCCTGTCTGACAATTTGAAGTAACCCTCGCTCCGCAACAGCACAGCAAACTGTGCGCCCCTTGCTCCGTGACCTTCGTCAGTCCACTCGTTTAAACGCCGTGCGTCATGCAGGTAAGCAAACAAGGTAACGATTTCCGTATCGGCTCCGGTAGACCGCGCAATCTTCAGTCCGTTTGTTTCAACCCTGCGCCAGTGATTGATGCCGTGCGTTCCATTCCAATCCAACTGGAATTGATCCTTAATGCGCTCAATAAACACTTGCATATCGTATCTGTTTTGAAGTTTTATTTCTTCAAGAAAAGTGTGCTTGTTCATGTGAGCCTCCTAATCGCAGAATGAATGATGGCATTTCGGACAGCCGGTGATCAGTGCTGACCACCTGTCCTCATGCCCTGTGACGATGTCCTGTTTGCAGTAATTGCAGACGCCGTCGTAGGGAGCGAAGTGCGGAGCGCCCGTCCTTGCACAGTATTCCTTCTGCGCGTTTAAACACTCCTGCCTTGTTTTCATTTGTCCAACCTCTCTTCGCGCAGTTGCGCGACCAACAACTCCAGATACTTCACGCGTTCAGCCAGATACGGGGCCGACTCAGCCAATGCCTTTTCACGAGTCACCCCCGCGCTGTAATCGCTGTTGATGTTCGTGATCTCATCCAGCGATGCGGTCACAGGTTCGATGCGAATGTATTTATACATGGTCAAGCCTCCAGTGTAAGGTAGGTAAACAGAACTCCGATTGCTACGCCCAACAGAAAACAGGTTGCCTCAATCATAACGACTCTCCCAAGTGTTCAAGCATTACGGTTGTAATTCCACAATCCACCTTGATCAGTCTGCGTCTGCCTCGCGGTTTGCATGTAATCTTGCGGTAACTATCACGAGCCGTGCTTTCCGCCTCAAAAGTCTCGATGGTGTAATAAGATTTTTTGTGGTGTTCGGCGACTTGCACCAGAAATTCCGTGCCGCTCTTCGCCGCGATTTCGATCTGCCGCCTCATCCCCCGCAAGGGGGGGGAGGGAAGCGCCGCATACTGCTCGTCTGTAATCATTGTGCCTCCGTGACTGCTTTGCTGACCTGCTCGTCTGTCGGGCATGTCAGCGTGGCGTCAAATAGTTTCCACGCCGCGCATGTCGGGCAACCGGCTTCGACCTCTTCGCATTTTGCCCCCCAGTAATCAACCGTATTTGCTAACTCGCGCACGATGCGTGGTGCGCGTCGCAGACTATCGGGTCTTTTCACGCAATGAATTGCGAGAGGATGATTTTGATCTATTATCATTTTGTTACCCCTTCAAAGAGTTAAGAAGCTTGTTGAAAGACTGCGTGAATACCTCTGCCGTGGTCTGGACTGATGCTGCGTTGGTGAAACACTTCGTCACATCAGCACCGCCCACCCCTATTGCCACGATCACCACGCCCAGCTTCTTGGCAACCGCATCAAGGTGCTGGATGTGTTCGATCTGATACGAGTCTGCGTCCGTAATCAAGAACAGAATCTTGCGCTGTTCAGGACGCTTTGCAACAGCCTCAATGGACAGACGCAGGGCGCTGTAGTCTGGCGTCGAGCCGCTGACCAGTTGCGTAATCGCAGCCAGAGCCGGTGCTGCGCTGGCGATTGACTCGCCGTATGCCTTGACGTTGACGAAGTGAACTGACTCGATTGTGTCATGGGCATACTCTTTACGTCCGCCAGAAAAGCAGTTGACCTCAACGCTGGCACCGCAGTCAGAGATCAGCTTGGTCAGATGCACCGCGACTTCAGCAAAGACTTCGATGCGGGTAACATCCGGCGAGGCATAGTTGACGGGGTAACTCGTCGAGCCGGACACATCGATCAGGATCGACACTGCGCTGGTCTGTGCCTCCGTGTATTCGCGGCGCGAGAAGATCGCCGCATCGCCCAAGGCATAGCGAGTCAAGGCGCGGCGGTCAAGGCGACCCGCCTCCTCGCGGCGTGACCAGCCCACCGAATCGACGGACTGAAGGAAGCGGCGGAGCGCAACCTTGGTTGCCCCGATACCTGCAATCGGGGTTGCAAGGATCGACCTGTATTTATTTTGAAAAGCTGTTTTGTCGGATAGGGTTTTCATGGGTTAGCTCCAAGTTATTTTGTGATTGCGAACGACATCCAGCACTGGACGACGGGTCAGGTCGAGGTCGTGTTTAAACGCTGAGTCGATGAAGCTGCGGGGTTCGACCTCACGCACCTCGCCGTATTCGCCGTAGCCGGAGTTGACACCGGCTACATCGCCAGCCTCGTCGCCGGTCTTGCTACCGGCTTCGTCACCGGCTTCGTCACCGGCTTCGTCACCGGCTTCGTCACCGGCCTTGCCCTTGCCCTTGCCCTCGTCACCGGCTTCGTCACCCGCTTCATCACCGGCCTCGCCATCCTTGCTGTCATCGCCGTTATCTTGCGGCTCACCGTCCGGCTCACCGTCCGGCTCACCGTCCGGCTTGTCTTCCGGCTTGTCCTCTGGCTTGTCATTCGGCTGCTCATCCTGAATCTGCTTGATCTGCTCGTTCAAGCGCAGCGCAATATCGACGATGGTTGTGGTTGACTTGGCTTTCTTCGCCGCCTTCAGCGCCTCTTGAATCGGGACGCAGTAGACGCTGTCTTGCAAGACGGGCGGCTTGCTGATGCGATACCCGTTTAAACGCCGCCCCTCTATCGCTAGTTGAAACGGGATGTTACGGACATCGTTCGGGTGAACGTAGCCCCCCTCTGCTCCCTCGCTTTTGGCGAGAATGTTGTTGACCAGCGATTCAAACAGCGTTGCGCTGTTCCCAGCATGACCGCTGGCAATGACGCAAGCTTCGATGCGTGGGTCTTCCAGCCCGTTGATCAAGCCAGACACGTAGTCACCATGCTCACGCCGCGCCTCATCCCATGCCGACGCCTTGGTGAACCATGCATGACCCAACTCATGCAGGGCATACCCGATGAAGTCGTTGAACTTCGTGCGGTTGATCTCCGTTGTGTCGCTGATGGGCGGGAAGATCAGGGAGACAGAGCCGTCGGTCTCTGGGCGGATACCAGCGGTAGCGCCATCCCACCGCACGTTGACCTTCTTGAAGTGGTTGCCCGTCGCGGCATAGACCCGCTCGAACGTCGCTTCGATACCACGTTTCGCATTTATTCCTAGCATGATGAGCCTCCTGTAAAGTTAGATGATAGCACCCCCTGGATGGGGGATGCAACTACTGGGTGAGGGCAGCAGCAAACGCCGCCGCGTCAACCGTCGCTTCGAACGCGCCGATCAACTCGCCTTCGCTATCGGCGGAATACTTGTTGACCACCGAATTGCGGAACGCCACGCCCACCGGCAGACCGCGCTGCACTGCACGAGCAAACGCAAACAACTGACGCAACGACGGGGGCTGAGTGAGCAGACCAGCCTGTGCCTTCTGCCTTGCCACCGCCGCGAAGCCCACGATGATGTTGGCAGCAGTAGCCGACAGACCGGTGCGGCCTGAGATCAACGCCGCCTCCTGATACGAGGGCAGGTAGTCGAACCGCAGGGTGTAGCCGAAGCGGTCAATGAAGGCGCTGTTCTTCTCGCGCACACCGTCGAAGTTGCCCGATGTATTCCCATGCCCATTCGAGTTGTCGGCACAGAAGAACACCACATCAGGCGAGACAGGTATGCGCTGGCCCGTCTCCGCCACCGTTAGAGACCGTGACGGTGACCGTTCGCACAGGCTGTGCAGCACAGCGATGGCCTGTGATCTGGCGAAGCCCACCTCGTCGAGCAGGATGATCGCACCGGCATGTTGAATCGCCTGAGTGATCACGCCAGCTTTCCACACGACAGTGCCTTGCTCGATGGTATTGCCACCGATGAAGTCTGCCCTCTCAAGCGCCTCGTCGAAGTTGACTCGGTAGAGGCGGCGTTGCAGACGAGCGGCAACCTGCGTGACGAACTCAGTCTTGCCTGTGCCACGCTCACCCGCCAGCCACAGATTGTCAGGCAGATGACCGTCATCATGCAGGGCAATCAGCGTCTGGTGCAGATGCACCGGCTGGAAGATGTAGTCATCGATCACAGCAGGGGCAGACGGGTCAGCCCACACCTGCACCGGCAGGTCAGAGAAATCAACCGCGATACCCTCGTCGCTGTATCGGGTATCGGTGAAGATGTCACCAGCCCTGACCGTCACAGTCACAGGAGGCAAGGCAGATGCGATCTCCTCCAGCGTAGACACAGGGGCGGTCTTGCGGAACCCATCAAAGGCAGAACGGACTTCGTTGGCAATCGATGCCTTGATTGCCTTGATGTCCACCTCCGGCGGGGAAAGCTTGTTTAAACGGGCAACGATCTTCTTCTCAACCGCTGCCAGCGCCGCCGCCTGTGCTTTGGTCGTGACCGCCACAAGGTCACTGACCTTGCTGTGCGTCTCGCTGATCAGAGTCAGGTTGCTACGCTCCTGACTGCGGATGCGATCAAGCGCATTGCTCGTGTCGGTCACCGTCTGCGTGACGCGCTGGCTGATGGTCTCGATCTCCTTGCGGACATCGGGAGGCAACGCACTGGCTGTGACCGTCGAGGGTGACGCTGCCTTGACTTGGTCAAGGGTGATGCCCCCTGAATTGATTACGTCAACCACGGCGGTGACTGCCAACCCCTTATCGTCACGGGCAAACAGCCCGACGCTGACGAGAGCGGCGTTCAGCACCGCGAGAGGGATGAGTGAGACTTGGCGTTCTATGCCCTGCAAATTGATCTTGTTCATGGTGTGAGCCTCCATTGTGTTGCGTTACTGACCTCGTCAGGCACCGCGTAACGGCACGACCCCTTCGCAGGGGTTTCGGTCTATGACAGCGTGAATGCCCCGCCGCAGTAGCAGTTGGGCAGACCAGCCGCCGCCCACTTCTTCGTGAGTCGAACGGGGTATCCACAGTAGTTGCACTTCGCCAGCAGGAGACGGGTTGACTGCGTCTTCTGCTCACCCTTCACGTTGATGCGGCTGTGAGGGTAGGCACCCAGCGAGTCGATCAACTCACCGTATGCCTGTTTAAACGCAGTGCCACCGATGGTAGCGGACGGCTTGCCCTCAAGAGACAGGGCAGAGACGCACTTGGGGAAGCGACCACGGTGACCGTCACCGTCACAGGCTGCATGGGAAAGCTCATGCACGAGGATGGCACAAACCTCCAACGGATCGTCTACGACCTGACTGACGCTGATCTCGTGCGTCGCATCGTCCGACGCCTTGGGTGACCAATGCTCACCGATGCGGCGCTTTGCCTCAGACCGCGCCAGCTTTGAGGGCCAGCCGCAGGTGAGGCGGATACGGTCAGGCAGCGGATACCCTGCCGATTGAAAGACGGGGCGAATCTCCCCGAGGAATTTGTTCAACCACTCTTCGCGTGTCTGTGTCGTCATGATGAGCCTCCTAGTAGGTGAGAACGGATAATAGCATCTGGGTTTAAACGATGCAACTGCAATGCACATCAGAGAGGGTTGCCCCTCTCCGCTAGGCACTACGTTATTGAAGAAGGGCGGACGGTGTAGCGTGACCGCGCCTTTGCTGTTGCTAAAACATCCTGCGATGCGTCGAGAATCAATCGCTGTGACCCGCCGCCTTTCCAGATTGCGCCTCTGGATACCTCAATTAAAAACCAACCTGTCGAATACCTTTCCAACGTAACGACGGTTGAGATGCGAGTGAATTCATACGCCGCCGCCACCTTGCCGCCGCTCTCTGCGCGGTATCGCGCCCCGACAACTTGTTTCTTGTTGTCGAAGAGCGTGACTGCGAATGTCTCTGCCTCCTCCGCCAGACGCACGATGTCGCTGGCTCGGTAGGTGTGACCCACCGCCGTGCCGTTGACCGCTGCGAGAGCGGCGTGGATTGGGTCAAAATTCTTGCTACTTATCTTGATTTTCATGGTGAGCCTCCTATGATTTAAATAAAATCCAGCATTTCACTGCGAAGATTGCGAAGAAAATTACCACTGCCAGCACTGCCTCTGTGTCGCTCATGCTGCCTCCGTTTAAACGTTACGACTAGCGCAACCACGCACCAAGAATTCCCTGCCGCCCTTGTGTTCCGCATAGCCAGAGTAAGACACACAGCCACAGCAGTCATGGTCATGTCGGCAGTGCGAGTAGGTCAGGGTGTTGCTGATGGCCTGTTCGATAACCCTTGCCCCGTAGCGCACGAGGGTCGCACGGGGAACGACAACGCGCTCAGTCCAGTTGTATCCCGTGTGGTGTTCGTTGTCCTGCACGACGTTGCGTCGCGCCAGCACCTTGACAGGGCCAATGTCTTGCCACTCATCCAGTGAATCCCAGCCGGATGAAAAGTGATTGGTGCAACGTAATTCAAGATTGATCTTGTTCATAGTGAGCCTCCGTTTAAACGTTGCTGACCTCGTCAGTGACCGCGTCACGGTCAGACCTCCTCGCGGAGGTTTCGGTCTAGTTGCTGCCTTGGAATATCCAAGATAGCCGCGCCACATCCTGCGCTGAGATCGCGCAGTCTTTCCTGCGAAGCAGAACAGCAGACCTGTCCCGCAGTGCATCTATCTCTGCCCACAGCTTCTTGCCATAGGGGTGATCAACTGAATACCCCCCGACACGTAGTGTTTCATGGCAGTCTGCCAAGGCCAACTCGACCTGCGCTCTGGTGTATCTCTTGAATTTGTCCATGCTGCCTCCTATGAAATGATGCCCTGCGACAGCAGGGATTGAGCGGTGCGTCCGAAAGAACCCTGAAGCTGATACGCCAAGCCAGAGGTGTGCAGGTATTGCCACGCCTCGATCTGCTCCTGCACAGTGCCCTCGATGAAACCCTCTGCGATACCGACTGCGGTGTAATTGTCCATGTCATACCCCCTTCTGGGTTGCGAGAAATTTTAGGCAGCGCCCCTCAAAGGCGAAGCGTTCCTTTGCCTCGCGCTGAGTCAGGAAATGCCCGAAATACTGGTATGCCGCGCCCTGTTTGGCGTAGCAAGACCAGCCGTATTGTGTGCGTTCAAATCGAAACGTCATGATGACCTCTCCCCTTGTTCAAAATGATCGTAGTCGTAAGATACGTCCGGTGCATCGAATCCTAAATCCGCTTGCGTGGTTCTTCCGTTCTTCCTCCATTTTCCGTTTTTATCGCATGGACGATTTGACCATTCCCAAATCGCGGAAGCCTCTTTTTCTACCGCATCAATGCGAGCCTGAATGTCGGTGCTGGCGAATTTGTTGGAGTAGTGCAGCAGGTAGGTTGCGGTGCCAAAATCGCAACCCTCCACGATGGAGCCTATGGCGATGCCGGATTCTCTGAACTCAATCCAAGCGCCGCAGCTGGTGTGTTTGTAGATTCGATGTTTGCACTGTTCTTCGTTTTCCGCAGAAAAGAAGTCAAGCACTGTTTGATATGCCTCTGGCGGTTCTTCCTGCCATAAATGCTTATCTGGGTCTAGGTAATTGTCGTGTATGCTAGATATGCTCATTTATGCCTCCTCGTGTGAGTGATGAGTCGTTATTGACCCGTGCAGCGCACTCAAATGAATGCGCTCCAAGAGTCGCGCCAGCGATGACGCGCTCCTTCAAAATGGGACGGCTCTACCCGTTTATGCCCTACTCAGTCTCTGCCCCTCCGCGTGAGGCGTTTCAGCAATTACGGTCACTCGTCAGGGAGAGCCTGAACCGCGTCTACTAATCAGCAAGCAGGGAGTCGTTGACTGTGCCAGTGAAATTCAACAGCATGGTGCAGGATGGCTGGGAGCTTTCGGTGCCTTGAGAGCTGCGGCGTCGGTCACCTCGTGAGATTCGCTGTCGGAGCCGTTCGGCTCGGTATCTGGCAGCAGCAGGTGACTTGAAACTTGACGCAAACGAACGATAGCATCACCCGTTTAAACGATGCAAGCATGAAAGATAGTGTCAAGCCCAGAAAATCGATAAGTTGTTGATTGATTGAGGAAAGAAAATTGTTAAGAATTGTTAAGCCGGAGACGCTGGAAACCGGCTGTCAGAGGGAGCCGCAGAAGGTCATCAGAGGGAAGACTGATTGCACACAGAGGGAAGAACATGCAACTGCGCGGGGAAGGGTTTAAAAGGCCGAAGGCGAACAGGCGAAAGCTCCTGACGCATGGGTATCAGACACAAGGGCAGACACGCTGTAATCGCGTCCTGATGCGTTCCAGAGGGGGTTTCAGGATGACTAGAGGGAGGGATAAAACACGGTCAGAATGAGAACAGAGGGAAAAGATGGATGATGCAGAGGGAAAGCAGGTAGACTCAGGGTTGATATGTGTTTAAACGACCGAAGGGAAAGATCATGCCATTGTCCAAGGAAGAACTGAAAATCCTACGCGAGGAAAGCACGTTCGCTGCGAACGATACAAGCGATGGGATAAGCGAAGCGATACAGCAAGCTGCCGCCGAGAGTAAACCAGAGAAGACTAAGAATGGAAGGGTAAGAGGGGTGAATAAGGGGAAGAGAGTTGTCACCGCCAAGATGAGATGTTTCGCGTCACTGGTAGCACAAGGTAAGAGTCCAAGGGAGGCGTATCGCACTGCGTATAACGTAGGAGACAGGAAAGAACACCTGATTATTACGGGGGCGAATAGGTTGATGCGAGACGTACGCATACAAGCTCTCACCGAGGACGTCTGGAGCAGTGTCGCAGAAAATATTGTGGATGACGCAATCGCTACCCGTCGATACGTCATGGGAGAGCTGAAGAAACACGCCGACAGCGCGAAACAGGACAGCGCGAAGCTCAAGGCGCTGGAGCTTATGGGCAGAGCAGTCGGGATGTTTACAGACAAGGTCGAGAGCAAGGTCGAGGAGATATCCACGGAGAAACTCAAGGCAGAGCTGGAGTCTTCCCTGCATTTGCTGGGAGAAACGTCCTATGACGCCCATGAAAGCGTCCAATAATCAGGGCATTGCAGAAAGTGCGGAGGAGCCTAATCTAGGCTCTTCCCTATGATTTCAGGGGTAAACAGGCGCGTGATACGTTGTAAGACGCGCATCCCTCTGACGCACAGCGCCAGACGCACCGCGCAGCCGTTCCTAGAGGCGCTATGGCGATGCCCCACCCACGCCCCACCCCCCAGATTTGCGTTACCTCCTACGCCTCACGCCTTACGCTCGTATCCACTCGTCCAATCCCATCGATTTAAAAAACACCCCCCCCTTCTCTCTCCCTTCCCCACCCCCGGGGGTATATATATTTGAAAAATATGTTTTGCCGTATATATATTTAAAAAACAATTAGCGTTTAAACGCTTAACGAGGTAGAGTGCGAACGTTCGCAGTTTAAACAGGGCAGACTGAATGACAAACAAGCAGACGCAGGTTTACGACTTCATCCGAGCTTACGTGAAGATTCACGGGTTCCCGCCTTCATATGCGGATATTGCAAAGGGTCTTGGCATGAAGGCTCGGAGCAATATTCACCGGATGGTGCATAAGCTGAGACGGGAAGGCATGTTGTCTTTGCGGAGTCATAAGTTCAGAAGCGTTCAGATTGCTGACCGCTCTGTGCAGAACATTGCTGCCTTGTGATTCTTTCCAGAGAAGAACTTGGAAAATACAGTCAGTTGTTGACTGTTCTTCCGCCTAAGTCAAAACAGGTAGAGAAGATAAGGCAGCTCTTCAAGCTGCATAAGAAAGCCATGAATCAGGATAACTTCATGGCTTTCGTTAAGGATATGTGGGCAGCCTTTATACCGGGTAAGCACCATCAGATCATGGCAAACGCTTTTGAGCGTGTTGCCAGTGGCGAATTAAAGCGATTAATCATCAACATGCCGCCCAGACATACCAAGTCTGAGTTTGCCTCATACCTGTTACCGGCATGGTTTCTGGGTAAGTTTCCCGAGAAGAAGGTTATTCAGACCGCGCACACAGCCGAGTTAGCGGTTGGCTTTGGACGGAAGGTTAGAAACTTGGTGAGTTCGCAGGATTATCAGGATGTCTTTCCGACCAAGTTATCCGCAGATTCAAAGGCAGCAGGACGGTGGAATACCCATGCTGGCGGGGATTACTTCGCTATTGGCGTTGGCGGAGCTGTGACGGGCAAGGGTGCTGATCTATTAATCATTGACGATCCACACAGTGAGCAGGAGGCTATGCAGAATAGCCCTGATGTGTATGACAAAGTCTTTGAATGGTATTCATCAGGCCCAAGGCAGAGGTTGCAACCGGGAGGAGCCATTGTTCTCGTTATGACCCGATGGGCAAAGCGAGATTTAACAGGGCATATCCTTGAGCATTCCGCCGCTAGAGGCGGCGATGATTGGGAAGTCATAGAGTTTCCAGCCCTGATGCCATCTGGAACCCCTTTATGGCCTGAGTTTTGGGCTAAAGAAGAGCTTGAAGCGATCAGGGCAGAGCTGCCTGTAGCGAAATGGCAAGCCCAGTATCAGCAAAATCCGACCTCTGAAGAAGGGGCGATCATCAAGAGGGATATGTGGAAGGTTTGGGACAATGATTACGCCCCCAAATGCAGCTACATCATCCAATCTTGGGATACCGCCTTTGAAAAACACAACAGAGCCGATTTTAGTGCTTGCACCACATGGGGAATCTTCTATCAGGAGGATGATAACGGCAAAGAATTGGCGAATATCATCCTTTTAGACGCCTTTAAAGAGCGAATTGAGTTCCCAGACCTCAAAAAGGCAGCTTATGAGCTGTGGAAGCAGTGGAATCCAGACACATTGATCGTGGAAAAGAAGGCGGCTGGCGCTCCTTTGATCTATGAGATGCGAAAAATGGGCATTCCAATGTCCGAATACACCCCGGGCAAGGGTTCGGATAAGATAGCCCGTGTAAACGCGGTATCAGATATGTTTGCTTCAGGTTTGGTATGGGCACCCCCTACTCGATGGGCAGAAGAAGTGGTTGAGGAGTGTGCATCTTTCCCTCATGGGGATCATGACGACCTTGTTGACTCAACCACCCAAGCTCTTTTGCGCTTTAGACAGGGTGGTTTTATTAGGTCTTTGTCCGATGAGCCTGAAGAAACGAAGTATTTCAAATCAAAGCGGCGTCAAGCATATTATTAAGGATTGATCATGGATAAAAGTTTATATCAGGCACCGCAGGGGTTGGAAGAAACGACTGAAGAAGGTCTTCAGATTGATATCGTTAATCCCGAGATGGTCACACTGGACGACGGCAGCGTTGAAATCACGTTAATTCCAAACTCCGAAGAAGATGAAAGCGAGTTTGACGAGAATATCGCTGACACAATGAATTCAAGCGAATTATCCACATTTGCCAGTGATTTAATTGAAGAGATTGATGCTGACCTAAACGCTCGGAAAGAATGGGCAGATACCTTTGCCAAAGGGTTAGAGGTCGTAGGGTTTAAGTATGAGGAAAGAACCCAGCCGTGGGACGGGGCTTGTGGCGTGTATTCCACCGTGTTGGCAGAAGCAGCCATCCGGTTCCAAGCTGAGACCATGAGCGAGACGTTTCCGGCTTCTGGGCCGGTAAAGACCAAGATTCTAGGCAGGGTCACCAAAGAGAAAGAAGAAGCTTCGCTTCGCGTGAGCGAGGACATGAATTATCAGTTAACTGAAAGAATGATTGAGTATCGCAGTGAGCATGAGCGAATGCTCTACAGCCTTGGTCTGGCTGGCTCCGCTTTTAAGAAGGTCTACTACGACCCCACTCTTGATCGTCAAGTATCTATTTACGTCCCAGCGGAAGATGTGATTGTGCCTTATGGTGCATCTCATATTGAGATGGCTGAACGCGTCACACACATCATGCGGAAGACCAAGAATGAAGTTAAAGAGCTTCAGGTCAGCGGTTTTTACAGAGATGTTGAGTTGGGCGAACCACAGACGTTTTTCAGTGACATTGAGAAGAAGAAAGCCTCAGAGGGTGGATACACCCTGTCAAATGATGATCGCTACACCCTATATGAAATCCACGTTGATTGCTGTTTGCCGGGGATTGACGAAGAGAGCAAAGACGAGGACATGGAGCTTGCCAAGCCTTATGTCGTGACTATAGAGAAAGGCACTGGGGAGGTTTTAGCTATCCGGCGTAATTGGGAACCGGATGACACTTTGAAATTAAAGCGCAACCACTTTGTGCATTATGTATATGTACCGGGATTTGGGTTCTACGGTTTGGGGTTAATTCATATTATTGGCGGATATGCTCGGGCAGGAACAGCAATCATCAGGCAATTAGTCGATTCGGGGACTTTATCAAACTTGCCGGGTGGATTGAAATCAAGGGGTCTTCGTGTAAAGGGTGACGATACACCGATTGCTCCGGGCGAGTTCAGGGATGTGGACGTTCCAAGTGGAGCCATTAAAGACAACATTATGACGCTCCCGTATAAGGAGCCGTCACAAGTTTTGATGAGTTTGCTGGACAAGATCACGGACGAGGGTCGTCGTCTTGGGGCGATTAGTGATATGAACATCTCCGACATGAGCGCACAGGCTCCGGTTGGAACGACTCTGGCCCTGTTAGAAAGAACTCTAAAACCGATGGCTGCTGTTCAGGCTCGGGTTCACTTCGCCATGAAGCAGGAGTTTAAACTGCTCAAAGGCATCATCTCTGACTTTGCGCCGGAGGAATATCAGTATGAGCCGGAGACAGGTGTTTCTCGCGCTCGTAAGGCCGACTACGCAATGGTTGATGTCATACCGGTCAGTGATCCTAACAGCAGCACAATGGCGCAACGGGTGGTGCAGTATCAAGCGGTATTTCAGATGGCAACACAAGCACCGCAGATATATGACCTGCCATACCTACACAGGCAGATGATTGAAGTTCTTGGAATAAGGAACGCGGACAAGATTGTGCCGACAAGCGAAGATCAGAAACCGCGTGATCCTGTTTCTGAGAACATGGCAATACTGGTTGGAAAACCTGTCAAAGCGTTTATCTACCAAGACCACGACGCACACATCGCTACGCACAGCAGCTTCATGCAAGACCCGATGATTGCCCAGACTATTGGTCAGAACCCGATGGCACAGCAGATCATGGCGTCATCTCAAGCGCACATTGCAGAGCATCTGGCCTTTAGCTACCGCAAACAGATTGAAGAGAAGCTTGGCGCACCGCTACCCGCACCCGATGCGCCGTTGCCAGAGGAAGTTGAAGTGTTGCTGGCTGGGTTGGTAGCAGAAGCAGGTAAGCAGTTGACGCAAGCCCATCAACAACAAGCAGCACAACAACAAGCACAACAACAAGCCCAAGACCCGATGTTTCAGCTTGAGCAAGCCAAGGTGCAGATTCAACAATCCGAAGTGCAAAGGAAGACGCAGAAAGACCAGTCAGATGCACAGATCGCGGCAGCTAAGTTGCAGTTGGATAAAGAGCGCGTTCAAGTTGATTTGCAAAAAGAAACTACAAGAGTTCAATCACAACAGCAGCAGAGTGATTCTCGCGTTCAATCACAAGAGCGCCAAAGCGAAGCCCGTTCACAATCACAGGCAGAACAGGTTAAGAGCAAGTTGAAGTTGGAAGCTATGAAGCTCTTGCATGAGACATCCAAACCCAAGGTAGAAAAGGATTAATCAGTGGCAAAAACCGTCTTTGATGTGCTGATAGAAAAATTCGAGGAAGACATTGCTTCCTCTGCGGACTTCTTGATAAACGGTGGAGCTAAAGACTACGCCGAATATCGTGAGGTAGCGGGTCGTGTCCGGGGTCTACGACT